GTCTTCTTATGAGGAATATCGGGATGACAAGTCCAAACAGTACTTCTTTACTGACTACAAAACAGACTTCAACTCATTCCAAGAAAAGGACAATACTCCAGATTCTTTTAATGATAATGGTACCCAAGAAAATCATAATCCTAATAAAGAAAATATGAACAAAGAATTGCAAGAATTTTTAGAAAAGCTTTTCGGAGATAACATGTTATCTCTGGCAGAAGGCAAAGAAATGACTCAGGAAGAAGTTATTTCTTGTATTCAAAGCTTGGTATCATCCAAAAACAGTCTTCAGACAACGGTAGATAATCTTACTACAGAGAAATCTTCTCTTACAGAACAGATTACCAACCTGAATGCAGAAGTTGCAAACTTGAAGGAAATGGCAACTGTAGGAAAGAATCATATTGCTTCTCTCCGTGAAAGTGCCGTTGCTACTTACAAGAAGCTGATGGGTGACAAAGCCGATGAAACTATTGTTACAATGTTGAATGCCGAAACTACTGGCATCGTTACTCTCATCTCCTTGACTAAGGATTATCAGAGTCGTCTGGAAGAAAAATTCCCAATGGTATGTGCAAGCTGTGGTTCTCATGATGTAAGCCGTGCTTCTTCTGTTGCAGAGAATGATGAAAAGACTGGAACTCAGAAACCTGCAACTACTTCGAATGCAGAAGCCAAGTCTACTTCGGAAACCCTTGAAGACTTGTACAAGAAGAAATTCAAGTAATAATCGATAAATATCACTGTTATGACTAAAATTGTAAACAAAGACCAGCCAATGACGCTGTTTGGGGAAAAGACCCCAAGAGCGGTGATTTACAAAAGTGAATCACACAAATTGCACCAAGCTTTCTGTGTAAAAAATAGTGAAACAATTTTGCAAGGTATGCCGGTAGCTCTTGGAGAAGACGGTTTAATTGAACCTTACACTGAATCTACTCAGGTATATATCGGAGTGGCAGTAACCGACAATGTAAATCCTGCTTACCAGGCACAGAACAAATTCCCAGTAGAGATAACTGTTGCTGTAGAAGGTTACATGATTTGTAACTGGGTATCTAATGCTGCTAACTTAAAAGCAGGATATGTAGTTCCCTCTGGTGACTTACTGAACGGCCGATTTGTAAAAGCAAACCAGTCAACAGATGCTACACCTTTCATTGCCATCACACCTGCAGATGAGGCAAACGAGGTAATTCAAGTACTTATTAAATAAGAGAAGAAGAAACATGGAAAAAGTTGATATTTCAAAATTGAAGAGAGAAGACTTCGCAAAAGAACTTCCTCAAATGGTACAGCAGTTGGATGCTTACCGTCAAGGTTCACAGAACAAGAAACCTGTGGACATCACATTAGGTGAACTTACCACTGGTAAATGGGGTATTACCCAAGATGAATTGTTCGAGAAGTTGGATATCAATCCGAAAATCGACACAATGGAAAACATCTTCACAATGCCTCAGCAAGATGTTCGTTGGATTGTTCCGGAAATCATTCGTTCTGCCATCACTCTTGGTATGCGCCAGGCTCCGTTCTATCCGGAGATTATTGCTTCTGACCAGTCAATCAGTGGTCTTAGCGCAATCATGCCGATGATTAACATGTCCGATGCTGCTCCTGCAAAGGTTAATGAAGCAGAAACTATCCCATTGGGAGATGTAAGCTTTGGACAGAAATCAGTAAGTCTCTTCAAAATTGGTAAGGGATTCAAACTTACTGATGAAGTTCGTAACTACGTATCTCTTGATGTATTGGCAATCTACCTTCGTGACTTCGGTGTTCAGCTCGGTTATGCAATGGATACTCTGGCCATGGATGTTGTTATCAATGGTAACAAACCAGATGGTTCAGAATCTGCTCCGGTTATCGGTGTATACGAAACTACGAAGGGTATCACTTACAAAGATTTGCTGCATATCTGGGTAAGAGCTGCTCGTATGGGACGTAACTTTACTACTATGATTGGTGGTGAAGACCAAGCAATTGAAATGCTGAACTTGCCGGAATTCAAAGAACGTCATTCTGGTACAACTGAAGCTACACTGAATGTGAAGTCTCCTGTACCTAAGAATGCTAACTTTTACATTCACCCGGGTACACCCGACCAAGGCTTGCTGTTGATTGATACAACTGCTGCCTTGATTAAGCTGACTGCAAAACAGTTGATGCTTGAATCAGAAAGAATCGTATCAAATCAAACTCAGGCAATCTATGCTACTCTGACTACAGGCTTCTCTAAGATGTATCAGGATGCTGCATTGATTCTGTCTGCAGAGAAGAAGTTCACCGAGTTCGGATTCCCTGAATTCATGAACATTGACCCATATCTCTTGGTTAACCTTGAGTAATACTACACCCGGTTTATTTTACAAATAATTCCATTTCTCAATGGGGTAGGTTTTGCGAGGACCTACCCCTAATTTTAAACATCTAAAAACTTAGTAAAATTATGGATAAATATAAAGTAACTGTAGGTGCTAAAGCTTACAGCTTCCATGACCAATCTACAGGTATTACAATTTGTAGAGGAGAAGAAAAAGAATTGAGTGCTCGTCAGTACAGAACCAAAAAGATTCAGATGGCTTTGAATTCAGGTCACCTGCGTTTGGTTCTTGATAAGAAAGCTACCGACAAATACTCCAATGATGACATCGATAAGTTGGAAAAGAAACTGAATGCTCAGTTCGAAAAAGGCATGGAAATCAAAAAGATTGCCAAAGCCTATACTCTCGAAGAAGCAACCCTTATCGCTGCTCGTCACGAAATTGTTGCCGACAAAGGTGATACAGTTGAAACTCTGATTCAGGTTCTGTTGGAAGAGTTCGAAGAATCTAAAAAATAAGATACCATGGACAATCTAGACTTTGTAGCTATTGCGAATGGTCTGGAAGTTTCATTTAGAGTATTAACCAAAGTCCCAGCCAAGGCCATTTTTGACTGGGACTTTGGTGATGATAAGGGGTCCGTTTATGATGTTAAACAACCTACTTATACTTATGAAAAGTCCGGATTCTATACAGTAGCGTTGAACATAACGAACTCCGAAGGACTTAACTTAAATGCAACCAAAATCGTAATTGTAAATACAGAGTCCAAAACTACATTAACCGATAGTATATATAACCTAATTAATTATTACATTCCTTCAGAAATCTCAGATGGTATGTCATCAGAAGAGAAAGCAATGTACATAACTAAATGGCAGTTATATATCCAACCGCTAGTAAATCATATTATCCCACTGGATAAATATAATGATGAGTTAATGTATGAAGCTCTAGAAAACCAATTAATTATGGAATTGGCAGCATGGGATTATCTCAATGTTAAGCTCCTTAATTTATTAACAAGTACAGGAGAATACCTAAGTCAACTTACTTCAACCAAAGAACAAGTTGGTGATGGTTCTTCTAAACCGGAACAAGCTCGAGGTGATAGAATCAAACAAATCACAACTGGGCCTACTGAAGTGCAGTACTATGATACACTTGCCGATGCAACATCTTCCCTATGGAAAACATTTTCTCAAGCAATGCAACCTGGTGGTATCATAGACGAGTTAAGAAAAAACCTTTGTATGTTAGCTGGACGATTGGAAATCTACTTACCCTTCTGTGACCAAGCAAGTCATGTAGTAGTTCCAAGAGTAGTAGACAGAAGAAGACCTGGATTAATAGATGGGCCAAACCCCAGCTCTCCAGTAAAACGTAATGGTAGAACCTTAATTAGAAAACGATGACCAAGACTCCTCATAGATTGGTTAAGAACCGGTCTTGGGATAGATACAAGAAGATTATAAATGATTTCTTGGATATAGATGCTGGTAGGCAAACTATAACTTGGGCAAAGAATGTAAATCAACTCCTAAGTCATGGAGAAGATGAAATCCCTAAATATTATAATATACCAATCGAGGCATTATGTTATTACAATGCCTTCAGAAACTGGCCTATTAATAAGGCAACAGTAACTGGAGAACTCGATGATGAGAATTTATCAATACTGGTTACTAAATCATATATAGAACAACTGGGACATTTAACTCCAGAAGGCTATTGGGATTTTAACTGGTCTGAAGATAGGTTCGTAATTAATGGTATTACTTATAAACCTTCTGGAGATACACAAGTTGCTCAGGCCAAGGATGAAGCATTAGTCTTCATGGTTATCCTAAAAAGGGACCGAGATACCAAAATACAATTCGTAGAATAAAATTGAAAAGTATATGGCAAAGATGTTAATGTTACGATGGAAACCAATTAATACTGGGAACGGTATTTGGTTTGACAGTAACCTGATTGTCTTGAACGGTACATCTGGAGTACATATTGAAAGTAAGAAAAGTAATTTAGACGTTACCACATTCCAGTCTATGACCGGAGGTAAGTTTGTTACTTGCTTTCAAGATTACTTTGGAGAAGTTTGGGATAAGATAATACCTCATCCGGGTATTGGCCAGGTGATAAAATTCCGTATCAATCAACTTCCAGATTATGCAATAATCAGAGGTGATATTGAAGACGGGGGAGACCCAGACCCAGAACATCCAGATATTCCAATGAATGCCTTCTGTGGAAAAGAAGGAGAACCATTCAGAGATAAGAATTCTGACTTCTTCTGTGGTAAGCCAGTAATCAATCCTTAAAATAATAACAATATGTACGTAAGTAAGTATTACACAAATGAAGAAATTGACCAAAGACTTTTACAAGGTTATTTTGATGACTTCGTAAAGGCTGGGTTTGCTGGAACTATTAATGAGTTCTGGGCATTCGTTCTTTCTATTGCCAATAAGGTAGATAAGAAAGAGGGATACGACTTATCTAAGAATGACTTCACAGATAAACTCAAAGAGAAACTGGAAGGCATTGAAGAAAGAGCAAACTACATCACTAAGCTTTCTCAGTTGGAGAATGATACTAAGTTCCAAACTGAAGAACAGGTAAGACAAGCTATCGGTGATTTGATTGATGGTGCTGATGATGCACTTGATACATTAAAGGAATTGGCAGAAGCATTGGGAAATGACCCTAACTTTGCTACTACAATTACTAACAAACTAACGGATTTACGTAATGCACTGACAGATGAAGTTAACCGAGCTAAGGAGGAGGAAGGAAAACTGAGTACCCAAATTAGTGAGGTTAACTCTAATTTCATCAAGGCAGTGGATTTACTTAATGATAAAATCGACACTGCAGTTACTAACCTTATCAATAAGATAGATAAAGTAGAAGCAAAAGTCGATAAGAATACTGCTGACATTGCAGACCTCAGAAATGAAACTACTGGTTCATTGGCAGAAGCTAAAGCTTATGCTAAAGACTTGGTAGATAAAGAAGCTGAGCTTCGTAAAACTGCTGATGATGCTTTATCTGAAAGTATTCACCAACTGAACACCTTGCATATCAATGATAAGGCAGAGCTCAGACAAGATATTGCGGTAGAAGCCCAATTGAGAGCAAATGCCGATGCAAATATTCAGTTGAAACTAACTGAAGAAATCACCAATCGTCAAACTGGTGATGCTGCTTTAGAAAGTAAACTTTCTGATGAGGTAGTAAATCGCAAAGCTGCCGATGAAACTCTTCAGAATTCAATTACCAAAGAGGTAGCTGACCGTACTAATGCCGATACTACTCTCCAGGGAAATATCGATAAAGAGGCTCAAGCTCGGGAATCTGCAGACCAAGTTCTTCAGACTAATATTAATTCCGAAGCTGCAACTCGTACTGCTCAGGACCAAATCCTTGACCAGAAGATAACTGCCTTAAGTGAAAAGACTGATGGTGATAAGTCAGATGTACTTGCTGCTATCGAAGCTGAGAAGGAAGCTCGTATTGCTGCAGATGCCGACCTTAATTCCAAGAAAGTAGATAAAAGAGAAGGTTATTCTTTAACCAAGAATGACTTTACAGATCTCTTGCTTGCCAAGTTGAATGGAATCGAGGAACATGCTAATTACATTACCTTGGTATCACAATTGGCAAACGATGCTGGTTATCAGACTGAAGCAGAAGTAGAGGCTGCAATTGAAAAGATTATTGGTTCTGCACCGGAAGTACTCGATACTCTGGAAGAGATTGCTAAGGCTTTGGGTGATGACCCTAACTTTGCTTCAACTATCACCAAGAAGTTGGCAGCAATCACAGAAAAGGTAAATCAGGAGATTGAAGACCGTACTGCTGCCGATGCTGCATTGCAGGTAAACATTGATAAAGAAGTTGTAGAACGTAAGGAAGCAGATGCTGCTCTTAAGGAAGAACTTAAGGAGTATGTAGATAACTCTGCTGCAACCGGAGATACTGCTCTTCAGGTAGTTAAGGATAACTTGGCAAAAGAAATCCAAGACCGTAAAGATGCCGATGCAATCTTGCAGGCAAATATTGATAAAGAAACCGTAGATAGAAAGGATGCCGATAAAACCCATACCGATAATATCGCTGCTCTTACTCAGAGAGTTTCGGATTTGGCTTTATCAATGCAGGATGCTATCAATACGGTTAAGAACGAATTGACTGCTCAGGTAAAGGCTAATACTACGGCTATTGCTACTAACCAAGCAAATATCACAAAGAACTCTGAGGCAATCACTGCCATGAATAAAACCATTGCCGATAACTACAAAGAAGTTAAGGACATGGTTAATGAGGAAATTGTGGACCGTACTAACGGTGACAGTAACCTCAGTTCTCGTATTGATACCACGAATATTGCCTTGGGAACCGAACAGGCTGAAAGAAAGGCAGCAGACCAAATCCTTCAAGTAAACCTTGATAAAGAAGTTGGAGACCGTAAGTCGGCAGATGCTGCATTGGAAACTGCTATAGACGGTAAGATTCAAACTTTAACGGCTGAAGTTGGTGGGCAATTAGGTATCCTTACTAATAAGATTAATGAAGAGATAGATAACAGAAGCGGTGCTGACCTTTTATTAGAAAATAAGATTGATTCCTTGAAGACAGAATCTACTGAAAAGGTAGATGAACTCAAAACCAAGGTAGATGCTAACACCGCAGCTATCAACGTAGAAAAGGAAAGAGCTATTGCTAAAGAGGATGCAATCCAGGCAAACTTGAATACGGCTATCGCTAATCACAAAGACGAGGTAAATGCCTTAACTAAGGATATCTCAGATGAGGCTAATGCTCGTATTGCAGGTGATGCTGCTCTCCAGGTAAATATTGATAAAGAGGTAGTTAACCGTCAGAATGCAGATACCCTTATTAATAATGCCTTAGCCCAGGAAGTTTCTGACCGTACTACTGCTATTCAGGGATTGGAATCTAAGAAGGTAGATAAGGTAGATGGTAAAGTACTTTCTTCAAATGACTTTACAGATCTCCTCTTGGTAAAATTGAATGGTGTAGCAGAACATGCTAACTATATTACCAAGGTATCAGAGTTATTGAATGATTCAGGATTCCAGACTGCTGAGGAAGTAGAAGCTGCAATTCAGAAAATCATCGGTTCTGCTCCAGGTGTATTGGATACCTTAGAGGAAATTGCTAAGGCTTTGGGTGATGACCCTAACTTTGCAACTACCATGACTCAGAAACTTACTGAGTTAACCACTAAGCTTGAAACTGAAACTCAAAACCGTATTGATGGTGATGCAGCTTTGGATACTAAGCTTACAACTCTGGGTACTAATCTTACTAAGATAGTAGAGGATTTAAGAACTTACGTTACTGAAACTCGTACTGAACTCTTGGCAAGAGCAAATAACCAGGATGCTCTTATCAATCAGAACTCGGCAAATATCCAGAGAAACTTGGAATTAATCCAAGGTATTCAGAATAACCTTTCAGGTTCTTACTTGGAAGTTAAAGCTTTGCTTGAAACCGAGGTAGCTACACGTAAGGCCGAGATTACTCGAGTAGAAGGTTTGATTACAGAAACTAATCAGGCTCTTACTACTGAAACCGAAGAACGTAAAGCTGCAGATAAAGAACTCCAGGATAATCTGGATGCCGAAGAAGCTGCAAGAGTTGCTGCTGATACTGCACTAGGAATTCGTATCGATACGGAAACTTCAGAAAGAAAGGCAGCTGATACTACTCTCCAGGGAAATATCGACAAAGAAGCTCGGGCAAGAGAGGCAGAAGATTCTAGGCTAAATGCCCGTATCGACAAGGAAACTACTGACCGAGTTAATGCAGATACGGCATTGGGTACTCGTATCGATAATGAAGAAGATGCAAGGGAAGCTGCAGATACTACTTTGCAAGAAAATATTGATGCTGAAGAGACTGCCCGTACTGAAGCCGATACTACTTTGCAGGATAATATCGATGCTACCAATGCTCATACTATCAATACTCACAGATTGGATTCAAATCCAGTATTGAATGGTACCGACATTAAGTTGGATGGCTATGAAAAGAATGCAGGTACTACTCCTACAGACTTGGATGTAAAGGCAACAGATACTGCTTCAGCCGCATTCGGTAAAGTACAGAAACGTATCGAAGTAGATAAGGCAGATGCCGATGATAAGATTACTAAGGTAAAAACTGCAGTGGGTCTTACAGAGGCCTTGGCATTGCCTTCTCTGGAAGATACTAATTACCTTTCAGAATCCTCAAACATTGTAGATGGCATGAAGGAATTGGATAAGCAAATTGCCGACGGTAGACATGATGAGGTTTGGGAAGTATTATATACTCAGTTTACCCAAATCTCTGGCTTTTCGGTAAGTCCTACAATTATTGAGAAAGGAGTTGATGCAGATATTACTATTCGTGGTAATAACCGATTCAACAGTAAACCGCTTGTTCCAGAAACTTTATCAGTTAAAAGAGGAACTACTGTTATAAACAGTACACCAATTGCTAGCTTAAATATTAAGGATACCCTTAATACTAAGGATGACCGTACTACTTATACTTTAAGTATTACAAGCAAGGGTGTAACTAAAACAGCAACTGCTAACGTAAATGCTTACTATCCTATGTACTTTGGACATTCTGCTAAGGCAGCATTAACCGGTGAAGATGTTTTGGGTCTTACCAAACAGGCAATAAAGAGTTCTCCTAACGGAACTTATAACATGACGGGAATTGCTGAAGGAGAATATGTATGGTTATGCGTACCTTCTAACTTCAGTATAACTAAGGTAACTTCTTCTGGATTTGGAGTTCCTATGGCTGCTGCAGCTACAGTAACTGTAGAAGGTAAAGGTTCATACAAATGCTACCGTACTGAAGGAGCTTTAAAAGCTGGTAATTTTAATTTTGTAATCGGATAAAAACTTATAACTATGGCAGAAATTCCTATATATGGTACTTTGGTAAATGCTACCACAGACCCTAAGATTGTAAATACTGACCAAGCTTGGGATAAAGAGCTTGGGAAGTATCAATCTGAAATCAATAAAGAAAGAGTTGAGGGCAATGATTCTCTGAAAACTCAGCTGGACACATTGAGCTCAAAAGTAGATAAAGAAATCCAAGACAGAACCACAGCTGATACTGCACTGGGTGCAAAGATTGATAAAGAAATCCAAGACAGAACCACAGCTGATACTGCACTGAAAACTGAACTAACTGATAGTATTCAGGAAGTTCGGGATGACCTTGATACTTTTAAGGCAACCAAGGGTCAGGCCAATGGTCTAGCTTCTTTGGGTTCAGACGGTAAGGTACCCGCAGCTCAATTACCTTCTTATGTAGATGACGTAATTGATGTATATGCAACCTACGATGTATCACCAACTAACCAGATATCTAATATCAAATTGTATTCTGATGCTGCTCATGCTAATCCAGTAACTGGAGAAGCTGGTAAATCTTACAATGATATAACTGAAGGACATCCAGGATATCAATTCCGTTGGTCAGGTACTACTTGGGTACCAATTACTTCTGGAGGTTTAATCATTGGTGAGATATCTGGTACTGCTTACGATGGAGCTAAGGGTAAGACTACTACAGACAATCTTAATGCTCTTATAGCTTTTAATCCTATACGATTAATCTCAATTGTTACAGATGCCTCTAAAGCTGCCATAAATTATGAAATGGCAGATGGTACTGGTATCCAAGGATTACAAATTCCTACTGCATCATCTGCTAAAGCTGGTGTTATGGCTGCTGCAGATAAGGTTAAACTTGATACCACATTACCTAATCAAATTGCTGCAGAAACTGCTGCAAGGGAAGCTGCCATCAATGCTGTTCAAAAAGAGATTGCCAAGGATATTGCTCAAGAGGTAGTAGATAGAAATTCTGCAATAGCTGCTGCTAAAACAGAACTCACTACTGCTATCAATAAAGAGGTATCCGACAGAAAAGCTGCAGATACTCAAGTAAGAACTGACCTTGAAGCTGCAGTTGAATTAGTTGCTGAAGACTTAAGAGGTGCAGATACTACTCTCCAGAATAATATCACTAAAGAAGTCAATGACAGAAAAGGTGAGATTACAAGAGTAGAGAAGTTAATTTCAGATGAAGCTGCAACAAGAGCTCAAGCAGATACTACTGTGAATGCCAAAGTAGATTCCCATATTGGTAATAAATCTAATCCTCATGGAGTAACTAAAGCTCAAGTGGGATTGGGTAATGTTAACAATACATCAGATGCAGATAAACCAGTATCTACTGTTCAAGCTACGGCTATTGCAGATGCCAAGGCTGCAGGTACCAACGCTCAAACCAATCTTACTACTCACATGCAAAATAAGAGTAACCCTCATGGAGTAACAAGAGACCAATTGGGATTGGGTACTACTGCCGAGATTATCTTTAAGAAGGTATCTGCTCCTTCTGGTTTATGGAAAGAATCTGACGAAAGACTTAAATCCTTCATCAAACCTTTGGAACATACTCTTGATGAGATTTGCTCTATACCTACCGATTCATTCATAATTCGAGGTAGTCATGATATAGGTACTATTGCTCAGGCAATCGAAAAACATTTCCCAGAATTAGTTTCTGAGAATACGGTTAAATCCGATACTGTACCTAATCCTGAAGCCTTCGAAACAATCGAAAAGGATGGAGAAACCTATGTAGTGGTTAAAGAGGTAGATTATTCTAAGATGTCGGTTCTGGCAATCGAAGGTATCAAACTTCTGAAGGCAAGAATCGAAGAATTGGAAAAGAAACTTTTATTCACAAACTTGGATTAATATGGGAGAGATAGCAACTTGGAGTGCTGTCAAAACTAAAGTAGGCCTTGGTAAGGATTCAAATGAATGCCCTACCAAGGCTGAATTGTTAGCACTTTCTCCCACAGGAACGGGAGAAAATTACGTTGGCTTGGAAATATCCAATGCCAGTTCCTATGGTGATAATGAAACTGTACAGCTTAGTGATATACATAAGGTAACTTATAAGTATACATTTACTGTAGATAGAACTACTTTAAGTTTTCCTGCTAGTGGAGGAGCTCCTTCTCCAAATCTATGGTTTGGTTTAGTTTCTAGAAAACAGAAATATGTAGATGGAGTAATATCTGGTAGTTATACTGAAGTAGGTTATACACAGACGGCTTATCCGGACTGGATTGTTTATGATGAAGGTTATAAAGCTTCAGAAAATACAACTCTAAATCAACGTTCTGCAAGTTTAACCTTTACTCAGAATGAGTCAGGTAAACAAATAACAGTTCAATTTACTCAGGATACAGGAGTTGAAACTTGGGAATATACTTTTACAAGTAAGAATAATTCATTAGTATTTAATGCTATAGGTGGTAAAGGTACACCTACGGAATTAACTATTACTTCGAATAAGCAAAAGTATATAAATGGTAAAGCTGTGGGTAGTCCAGTAAATGTTGATTATTCAAGGCCTAGTTTACCATCATGGCTTTCAGTAGAGAGTGGGTATTACGAAGCTTTAGAAAATAAGTCTGAAAGTTCTCGTTCTTATACTGATACTCTTACTCAGGCAGAATCCGGTAAGAGACTAACACCAGTTTTGTCTCAGGCAGCTGGTGTAAAAACCTATGGTACACCTACAGTATATTTAGGAAGCATCGCAGATATCCCTGCATCGGGAGGAACTGCAGCTACACCTACTTATACCTATTCTCAACTTTGGGGATGGAATGGTAAAACCAATGATGGTGGTACTATAGGTTCTGGAGCTTCAGTAGTATGGTCCGAAAATATCTCAGGTTCTAATCTTGGTACAACTGCAAAGGCAAGAACTAAATTAGGGAGCCGTACATTAACCGTTACTCTTAATGGTAAATCTGGCAATGCTTCAATTGATATATACCAAGCAGAGAATAAAATAACTAACGTAACTCAGGATACATGGGTAGTTTCTATTTCGGCAAACCCAAGTACATTTACTGAGCAAGGTGGTACATCACAAATCTCTGCAAGTGCAAGGGCAAGTAGAACTAACCATTGGTCTTCAGGTGCAACTAGTGCAGCATCTGATGCTACAGGTACTCCTACTCTTAGTATACCTACTGTAGTAACCGGATTCAGTTTATCTGGTACTACTTTAACAGTATCCGAGAATACTACGCCTAATGATAGAAGCGTAGTAGTAAGGGCAACTATGGGTACTGTATATAAAGAGGTTACGGTAACTCAAAGTGCATACTTAGTAGAATGGAGGTATTATCTTACTACTTCTACTCCAACGTTAAACTTTGATGCCTTAGGTACAACCAAATCTGGGACAATTAGTAGTTACCGTAAAAAGTATATTAATGGTTCTTTGGTAGAGGGTTCACATGAAGGTGTTAATATCCAAGTTAAATCAACTTCTGCTGAAATACAAAGTGCTACTGCTGCTGTGGCTATTACCATGAAAGAGAATACTACAACTCAAGCAAGGACTGGTACTGTAGTATATGAGCAAGTGGGTTCAGGTAAAACCGTAACCATTACTTGTAGTCAAGCAGCAGGTACAGTAGCCATTAGAGAGGAGTTGGTTATTAAAGAGAGTTTCCCTACAGCGCCAAATACTGGAGGAACTGTTAAAGCTTTAGTAAGGTCGGGTTATTGGGACGTGGTAAATGGTAAAGATACAGTTTGGCATGATGATACTCCTACTGTAAAAACTAAACCTAGTTTTGTAAGTAGTACCAATGTAACTTATGAACTTGGTGTAGGATATCGTATAAGTGCTACTATGCCAGAGAATACTTCTGAATCTCAACTTAGTGGTAGTTTAAACTTGGCTTATGGTAGTAAGACTTTAAGTCTTGGTGTAAAACAGGCAGCTGCAAGTGTTGCTTGGTCTTATAAGTTAAAAGTAAATAATGGTACACAAGATTTAAATCAACAAGTACCGGCTAAGCCTAATGGTACTTATTCCTTTGCCATAAGTAGTAAAAGATATAAGATTATCAATGGTTCAGTTACTAGTCAGAGTGAAGATACTACTTGGACTACTTCTATACCAGGTTCTCCAAGTTGGATTCATGTAGAAGAGAATGGTAATACACTCATTGTAAGTGTAGATGAGAATACAACAACTAGTAAAAGAAGTGCAGATATTACCATATTCCAAACGGGTAGTGGAGATACATCGATAACCTTGACCGTTGAACAACAGGCAGCTACGGTAACTACCAGGGATTTCCTTGATTATGTAGAACCAATACCTTCTGGAGATCTTTCTGCATTGGAACAATCGGTTACAGTTACACTTCAATCTTACAGAGAAACTTTAACCAATGGTATAGTAACCAATAAAGTTGCAGTTCAACCTGATTTTGATTTAGATGCTACTGTTACAGATTGGGCTTCAGTATCTCTTATTGGAAGTAATCCTCTTAATTACGAATATGACTTTGAAATTTCAGTAAAACAGAATAATACCATTAATACCCGGTCTGGTAGTGTAATGTTTTATAATGGTACTGCCGAAGTAGAGAATGGTTGGGCATTTACTCAAGATGCTGCAACAATCTCTACAAGGTATGAAATATCTTGGACTGCAAACTATAGTAATGGTACAGTAGAAGAGAATGTAACTAAAGTTGAATTAGAGGGTACTACTGGTATGGAAAATTCTGTAAGAATGGATTTACACATACTAGAATATACTTCTATCAATGGAGTAGAAGGTATTCCTACTCCTTGGGATTCTAGAACCATAGCTGAAAATAACTCGGCAATAGCTTCACCCAGTGGTCAGGTATCTGCTACTCTACAATCGGATTCTGAAAATGCTTTTATAGGTATTACTAATTCTGTACAGAACTTAGCCGAATACCCTCGTACTCATACCATAACTTTATATAACCCTAAAGTTGTAATTAATGGTAAAGAGGTAGGGACAGTACCCACTATTACCCTACTAGTAAACCCCATACCATATACTAGAGTTTTTGAATTCGGTTGGAAACAAGAAGGAAGTACCATTACTAATATTACTCTAGCAGGGTATATAGATGGTAGTAGTGCTGATATTAGGGATATTATTTCTTATGTAAGTCTACGAAGGAATAACGTAGAGTTTGCTAAGAAATATATTAAGCCTACGTCCATACCACCTTCTGAAGATTGGTTGCAGGTTATTGATAATGGACAGAACTCAGATAACTCCTATAATTGGGCTTTTAAAGCATTAACCAATAACGAAGGGGATTCTGCAAGAAACCAGCAAGTTAAGTTTGAACAGCCTGGTAACGATAATCAAGCTTTATATGCCTATGTTAGCCAAGACCCAGTGACAACTGAACTAAATTGTGAATTAGGTAATTACTACTCTTATGGAGCTTCTGATATAGTAAATATGGGATTTGGTTGGAGTAGTAGAGATGGAGAAGATACTACCGGTAGTGGTGGTATGAATACTCCCGGAGGATATTTAGGAGCTAGAATATCTTTACCGGCAGAGAATGACTCCATTGATATGTATGCAGTAGGTTTACCTACTTTTAGTAAACCTCTAAAAATTAAACTTTCTAATATTAGAAAAGTAAAAAAAATTAGTTATAATAATAACCAGTATACAGGTCTTTCAGTAGGTTATTCTCAACAAGATTATAAGTTAGGTATAGTAATGGAGGTTAGTATGGAAAGTTATTTTCAATTAACTTCAAGTATCCTTAGTGGGGTTGGCGAATACGGTGGAGGAATACAAATCCAAGTAACTTTAAAACAAACTTATAATGGTTACAGTGGAGATTATATTGCCCATATTACCTTAACACCTAAGGATTCAAATCTTCCAACTCTATATCTTAACATAGCCTGGGGAAATCCATAGGAGTCTATAGAAAGTTTAAAGATACGATACTATGGCATTATTAATGTATACGGCCATATACGAATAACTTTAAAAATTAACTTTATGTTTAACAACTTAAAACTCAAAAATTATGGGAGTAGAAGTTAAATCTGGTGGTGAGGGCGTAATCGTCTTAACCGAGTAGTAGATGCTCAGAGAGACCAGAACATTATCCAGTCTGTAGTTGCCGCTCTTAAAACAACAACCACAACTCTGGCTTAGTTAGGGCTGGAAATTTAAAAGAAAGGAGTGCATCTTACGTGGTGTACTCCTTTCTTCGTTTTAACACCTAAAAACTTAGAGAGATGGAAAAAGAAAAACTAACCGAATATCAGATACAGATAGCTTTACCTGCTCCCAACGAAGAGATTGCTAAAGAAGTAGCAAACAAAGCCCAAGCCCTTGTAGACCAGTTCGGATACTATCAATTCTTAAACTTGGTAGACTTCATGCAGAAGAATCCAGGTGCAGTATCATTCGGTTTAAATTTAATAAATAGGAGGTAATTATGGAAGAATTGATTTTTTCGAAACTACAAAAGGTGATACATTGTATACCTTAGAAAGAGACAGACGTTCTATGTATCCAATCTTTGACAAAGCTACAGTAATCAGAGTTGGTGAAATTAAACCTATGTCTTCAGGCAATGAGGGCAACTTTGTTTCAAGTATAGAAGTGGTAATCCAGGATTCAGTATCCTCACTTACAATCTTCTTACCTGTTCAAACTACGGAAGGTATTCATAATGGTGTATACTATACTACCGACCTTAAGAACATTGTTAATGAGGTAAATGTTCAAAGAACCAATGCCTTGAATGTTCTTAATAACCGGGATAAGTATGAAACTATCGTAACTGAATGCGATAATATCTTTAAGACAATTGAAGGTATGATTGCCCCCCAAGCTCCAGCTCAGGCTTACAAATCCGAAGAACTTGAAACATTTAAGATGGAGATAGACACTCGGCTATCAACCCAGGAGAATCTTCTCTTGCAAATTGCCCAAGAGTTGGGATTAAACAACAGAGAAAAGAAAGATGGCAAAAAAAGTTAACATAAATATATCACTCCCGATAGGAAGTGTTCAGATTTATGTAGACCCAAGGAAACAAATGCAAGCAGAAAAGTTGATTACTAGAACTCCCCAAATTATGCAAAGAGGTTATGATTTGGGTTCAAGGAAGTTCGGTAATCAACTTCTTCGTATTGTTAAGAGGAGCTTAAATACAGGAGTTCCTCCTCCAGGTTCCGGAGTATCTTGGCCACCACATTCAGTAGCTACACTTAAGAAGTATGGTGCTCATACCTTATTAAACCTTACTGGTCAATATGCAAGGTCAGTTACTATAGTGAACCGAAAAGACAGAACCTTTGTTGGTCTACCTCCGGGATTGAAAAAGACAACCTACTTTGGAAAGACTTCTCGTAAAACCCTTAATCAAATTGCTATCATGTTAGAATATGGTAGTAGAGATGGTAATTTACCACCTCGTGAATTATGGAGACCTGCTTATAAAGCTGCAGGTGGAGCTGATGCTTTACAGAAGTCTATACGTAATGAAGTAAGAAAAGAACTCGGAAAATATACAAAATAATGGCAGATTTTGAAGCAAATAAAACATCTGGTAAGGGTCCTACACTTGTAATGGTACACCCATTAAAGTTGAATGATACTGAATCAGATAAGCGAGCTTCATTGATTGTAGATGTCAATGGAGTTACTAAAACGGTTAACCTCATTCAGAAGAAAGGTAGCCTTAATTACGAATACCAATTGGAGGTAGATAAGGATACACTTAATATTCTGGGTAAAGGTGGGACTGATACTTTGGTTGTTACATCCCGTCGTAGGGAAATGATAAATGGTACTCCTCAAGGAGAATGGGAAAATGTAGAGGTTACTGCTGAATTCCTAGAGGAACCACCATTTACTGCTGGTATTAGATTTACTGATGCAGCAGAAAAGACTCTAGAGGTAAACATAACTTCTAAGAATCATACTGAACAATCTATCACCGGAACTCTAACTATCAAACAAAGTGGAAGTAGTAATAATAAAACCATTCAGGTTATTCAGGCAGCAGGTACGGTTTCCTATAATTATAGGTTAGAACCACCAACTGTAAATTTATTCGTACCCAAAGACCAGAATGTTAATGTATATGAAACTTCGGTAGGATTTACGATTACTGGATATAGAGATAAACTAATAGAAGGTGAAAAGGTATCAGAAGAGGTTATGGCTTTTAAAATGCCAGCAGTTGGTCAATCACAGGATGTTAAGTTATTTAATTCTAATGTAACTGTAACATATTGGATTACTAATTATGGTAATATATCAAATATACCACAAACTACTTTTTCAGCAACTGTACATGCTAGAAAAACTGCAGGAGTGATGATAGGTGGAGCTTCTGCTAACTTCGAGTGTGTATTTACTGATGGTGGTACTCATGGATTCAATCCTTTGTTAGCTGCTCAAATAATGTAAAATTATGGTAAATACAGAAGAAATAGTAGAAAGGACTTTTTATATCTGTCTACTAACGACGGCATTAAAAAGAAAGCTTACACTAAATCCCGATGATTACCTACCATTATCCTTAGGGAATGAGAAAAGATTTAAGGAAGACTCAGAAGCCTTAAAGAAATTCATACCTATCTTTGGAGTAGGTAATAATCAGGTAAAAGGTGCAAAGACTTGTCCAAGAATTACCATAGAATTGCAAGGATTCTATAATGGTGATATAGGTGTGAACAAATATATCATAGGAGATAAACTAGAGAATGGTAACTACCAGGCTTCAGAATTTCCTTATGAGACTAAAGACATAACTCTGGATATACATCTTGTAGCAAATACTCAACAAGATATGAGATTACTTCATAGTATCATGTATGAAGCTTTGCCATCAAGAGGATATGTAAGACCTTACTATAATGACCTGGAAGAATGGGAAGATGGTAAGGTTGCTCCTACTGGAAACCTTTATATAGAGATAGGTAATTACTATGACCACCCAGACGAAAATCATGGCCTACTCGAAAAGGTATATCAGTACATATGTAAAGATGGTATCTTGCCAGAAAAACTTGCAGGAGAAGGTGAATTAGTTCCTATCACAGATATCTCAGTACTCTTGGGTACAGTAGAAAAGCGGGAAAACGATTTACTTCAACTCCAAGTGAATAAGGACAATACTTCAGGGTATTAATTAAATAAGTAACTAACTTTTAAATTAAGTATAATATGCCAAATTCACCTTCAGTTAAGTTTGAGTTTGAGAACAGAAATGTTCAACAGACTACTCCTATGTTAGGAGTTTCATGTGTATTGGCTAGAACCACGAAAGGCCCTTATGATGACCCTTCAGAAATCATCACCTCTTTCTCACATTTCCAAAGACTCTTTGGTTCTGAGATAGTACCAGATGGTTCTGTATCAAATATTGAGAAGGCTTTTATGGGTGGTTCTAAGCTTCGTGTTATTAGAATATTGGGTAAGGGAGCAACCAAGGGAGTTATATCTGTAGCTGCAGCAAGAGGTGCTAGAGCAGTAAGAGCTTCTGAAGATGGTTCTTCTGTTACTGAATCTACTTCTGAAGAAGCAAGTCCTAAATCTCTCTTTAAGTTTACTTCTGGTTCTACTACAGTAGGATTCGGATTGGTAACTAAGGGTTATGGAGACCCAATAGGTAGTGCTGAAACCTTCAATGTAAAAGTTTACAAACAAGCTAACACAATCTACTATCAAGTAGTAAGTGCTAATGGTCAGGTATTAGAACAAGGCCCTATCATTACCTACAAAACAGCAGATACTGTAAACAACACTTCAGTAGACTACCTTGCTCTAAGTGCTTTTGCAAAGAATTCAGAATACCTTGTACCGGTTATGACCGATACAGTAGAAGGTATCAAATCTTGGAATAACCTCATTAAATGGTTAACGGATGATGTCGATGGAACAAAGAACCCAATCGATATCAAACTTAACAATGCAGCAATTACTGCTGATGCGGTTACTCTTAACGGTACTATAGGTAATGCAGGTACTACTCCTACTGCAGATGAATGGATTGCTTCTCTTGAGTTTGTAAAGGATTATGTAGATGTATACCAATTCGCTTGCTCTCATATTAATCAACATCTTACTACAGATTCTGATATACTTAAGGTACACAAGGCTGCAGTAGATATGATTAAGGAATTGCAGGAGTATACCTATTATATCGAAGTACCCAAGTATACTACTCATTATACTCAAGGCGACCAGCCAAGAGATTTGAAAGGTATCAACACTTGGGTACAGACTTGCCTTGGTACTGTAGGTAACTCTAAGTATGTAGCCTACTTCGGTGGTGGTATTAAATACTACAACGAAGACGGTAACTTGGTAGATTCAGACGTACTGGGAACTATCTTTGGTTTGGGTGATGCTTCTGCAACTCAATTCGGTGTATGGAAATCATTTGCCGGAATGAACCGAGGTATTATCTACGATGGTAATGGTCCTGTATGTCCGAATTATGGTTCTCCTTCAAGAACTAACGAACTTAATGAGTTGGCTCAGAACTATGTAAATATCATTTGCGTAAAGGATGTACCTAACCAAGGTAAGAGAACTTTGTTATGGCATTGCTTCTCATCTCAGGTAAAACAGGATTCAGAAAGATTTCTGGCTATTGTAAGATTGAATCTGTATCTCAAAAAGAATCTTAGACCAATTCTAGAAAGATATTTAGAAGAACCAAATATCTGGAACACTTGGAATAAGATTTGGCTTGAGGTTAAACCTCTTCTTGATGCCTGCGTAGATGGCGATGCTATGTCAGAATATACCTGGATGGGTGACCAAGATGCTAACTCATACAGTGAACTCTCAGTGAACAACGAACAAGATGTTCGTCAGGGTAAGTATAAAGCTATCCTGAAATATAAAGATATCGTACCAATGCAAGAAGTTACAATGTCAATCATTATTGACCAGGCTTCTAAGTCGGTATCAATTGTTGAAAACGAATAAAACTAAAAGACATGGGAGCAAAAGTAAAAAATCCGAGAAAGAAATTCCTTTGGAGTATCACTTTCCCTAAGCACCCTATCAATACTTATCTGTTCCAAACTTGTACTTTGCCAGATATTGAGATTGACCAGGTTGCTCATGGAGACGTTAACCGGGACGTTAAAACTGCCGGTAGAGTTACAGTAGGTAACTTAGTAGTAGGTAAACTTTTAACTACTGCAGGTTCAGATACATGGCTTCATGATTGGCTTTATTCATGCCAAGATATGATTGCTGGTGGAGGTTTGGTACCAAGCCAATACTGGGAAAATGTAATCGTAAATGAACTTGCTGAAGATGGAGTTTCCGTACTTAACACCCACCTCTTCGAAGAGGTATGGCCATGTAAGATTACAGGATTAGACCTGGACAGAATGGCTTCAGAAAACACTATCGAAAGTATCGAATTCTCAGTAGGTACTGTAGATAAGTATTAAAAACGCTTAGTCTATTTTCACTAAGATTTTTAGGTGGGAGGGGTGGGATTCCTAGAAAGGGCTCACCCCTTTCTTGTTGTTACAGCGAACACTATGAACTAAAGTATAACCAAATAACTTATTTAAACATGGAATTAAATTGTAGAACACATGAGTTTATAACCCCATCAGGTTATAAATTCTCAATCAGGGAACAGAATGGTGCAGATGAGGATATCTTATCTAATCCTATGGATGTAAGAAACCTTATGAACCTTACTAAGTTCATTCAGGCAATTGTAGTTGATACCGACTTTACTCCTAATCGTAGATTAACGGTAGAGGATGCAGACCGTATCCCTTTGAATGACAGATACTGTATCTTATTCCAATCAAGAATCTTCTCACTTGGTGATGAAGTAGAATTTGAATATGATTGGGGCCAAGAAGGCGGAGTACAAACTTACGGTCAATCCTTAAGCGAGATGTTATTCGATAACTATGGAGAATTTCCTACAGAAAAGGAATTGGCCGAAAAACCAAACGCTATCCCTTATTATCCAGAACAAGGTAAGCTTACCGATTACGAAGTAACTCTATCTTCAGGTAAGGTAGTTAAATTTGATTTGCTTACTGGTGCAGGAGAAAGAATGTTGGTTACTTTACCAATAGAAAAACAAACTCGTAATGCAGCATTGATTGCAAGGAACTTACATCTTCAGATTGATGGTAAATGGGAAAAGGTAGAAAGCTTCCATTTATTCTCAGTAAGAGACATTGCAGAGATTCGTAAAACAATATTTGAATATGACCCAGTCTTCGATGGTAACACCGATGTAGAACATCCAAGTATACCTGGAAGAATTGATAAATATCCTATAATGCTTTCACCGACTTTTTTCTACCTGACGGAAGCGTAGACCACCCAGGTACATTCACTTATATATGTAGAGCTGAGGTAGCCATTGACTATCTCAGCTTTTTGCGTCTTCCGTATCGAGAAAGGAAAAGATTTAAGGATATAGCCGATGAGTATTATGAAAACTTAAAAAAGAAAACTAGAAAATGATAGACAGAAGAAGCTTAGTCGAGGTCGGTGTTGCAATGGTATTAAGAGACCGATTCTCTAATGAGGCTGGCAGAATATCGAACTCATTTAGAACAATGATGAACGATATGAATACCTGGAATCGGGGTATTCAAATGTCAACTTCTAATGCTTTTGAGTTTGGAAAAGAATTGGTTGGAGGTATGGCAAGGGCCTACCAATATTCTGCAGGAGTATACGACCAAGTATTCTTAGCTTCTAAAATGTCTGGAGCTAATGCTGCTCAACAGGCAAGGCTAATGCAAGTAGCCAAAGAAGTCAATGAGGTAACTCCTCTTACTGCTGCAGATATTGCATCAGGCGAAAGGTACTTGGCAATGGCTGGTAACAATGTAGAGCAAATCGAAAGAATGATTGGCCCTGCAGCTAAGCTAGCTTCTATCTTCAGTATGCCTCTTGGTCAGAAAGGTGGAGTTGCTGACTTGATGACTAACATCATGCAGACATTTAATATGCCTTCACAGAATGCTACCCAGGTAGTAGACCAATTGGCAACTGCAGTAACCTCTGCAAATATTTCTTTAACTGACCTTGCCCAATCTTTCCAATATTCAGGAGCAGAATTTCGAAATGCTAAAATCAGTATGGGTGATGCAGCTGCAGCCATTGGAGTACTTGGTAATCAAGGTATACAAGCTTCATCAGCAGGTACTGCATTAGCAAACATGATGCGTTATTTAACCCTTTCTGTAACTGGGCAGAAAAAGGGAGGTGGTGAGATGCTAAAATCTTTAGGCATTGACCCAAAAACTCTAGTAGATGCCTCGGGTAATCTTTTGAGATTAGATAAGATTATATCTATATTGGGAGATAAACTTAGAGGTAAACGAGGAATAGATATCTCCTCTGCTCTGTTTAATATCTTTGGAGTTCGTGGTACAAGAGCTGCCTCAGCTTTACTTCAGGATTACTGGACTGGAGCTAATAAGCTTACTGAACTTATGGATAAGGTTGCAGGTGCAAGTGGTACAGTAGAAAATTTAACTCAAGAAAGATTACAAACTCCTGCAGGTATTATCGAACAGTTTAAATCAAACTGGGAGAACTTTATTGTAACTGCAGGTTCTACACTTGCCGAAGTTTTTAGCCCAGTACTTAAATTAGGTTCTGGTATCCTAAAGATTATTAACAGTATGCAAGAAACTTGGGCAGGTAAATTCTTGGTAAAGGTAGTTGCAACTGGTGCAGTAGTAGGTACTCTATATCAGGGATTTAAGTTTATTCAGGGTACTATCAAGATGATTAGTACCTTCCAGGCTTTAGCTACTTCAGAAACTGATGGTATGGCAGAAGGTATGGTAAGAACTAATGTTCAAGCTTCAATCCTTGAAGGTCACATGAGAAATATCTCAGCAATGATGATGAGAATGACTGCTATGCAAATGGCTCCAGGTAAATTCTTTGCATTACCAATGGGAGGTACCATAGGTAAAACCCGAAAAGGTACTGTAGTAGCAAGAGATGCAAGAGGAAGATTTACTTCAATGAGTACTCTTGCAGGAGCAGGGGTTGGAGCAGCAGTAGGTTCTACTGTAACTAAAATTGCAGGCCAACAGATTGCTAAGAAAGGTGCTATGGGATTTGGTGCTAGATTACTTGGTGGTAGACTTTTAGGATTCTTAGGTGGGCCTTGGGGACTACTAGCTTCTATAGCTATTCCTGCATTAATCGAAGTAATCGGTGGTCTTACAAATTCTGTGGATAAGAATACTGCGGCTTTAACCTCTGAAGAAACTAAAGCTTCCATTCAGGATAGAAATCAACAAGCTTTTGTTGATGCCGTTAGGAGTGCAATCAGAGATGGATTTAAGGATTCAAGAATTAATATATCAGTAGATGGAAATGAAGCTGGAGACTTTGCTCCTGGTGGCCAACAAGATTTTACTGGTATATCATTGGGATTAAACTAAACAATCATGGCAAGAATATTAAATCGGATAGCAGGTGGGGTTGTTGAAAAATACAATGACCTTACCAGAGATTCTGCAGGAGTTCTTACTGGCCCTTTAAATAAACTTTGGAGGGCCAGAATCTATCTCAATAGGGCAACTTCAACCTTGCCTAAAGATACTGCAGATAAGGGTAAAGTATATGACCCAAATAACCCATTCGGACCCAGAGCTAATTCAAAGAATCCTAAGTTAAATCAAAGGATTCAGGCTCAATATCGAATGGAATTAAAACATCAAATAGAAGGTGGAGTTCCATTTGGATACGAAGAAATGGACCCGGCTAAAGGCCAGAATGTTACGAAGAATAAAGAACTCTTCTTGGTAATGCCAGAAGTAAGAAACATGAATCAGGTAGTGATTTATAATCTTACAGCTAGCCCCTATCAATATATCACTCTTCAGAACAGACCACCTTCAATTGATTTCCGAGGAGAAACTACTTGGGCAACGATTAAATCAATGGGACGTAATACTCCCATGTACCATTATACTGGTAGTGAAGATATAATTCAATTCAATGTATCTTGGTTCTGTAATGACCCAGATAATCCAAAAGAGGTAATTACTAAATGCCGACTATTGGAAATGTGGACTAAGGCAAACGCTTATCAGGCAAGTCCTCCGATTCTAAAAATCGAATGGGGCAGTTCTGGTATATTTGATAATCATCAATACATTCTTACATCTGCAACTTATACTCTGAATAACTTTAGGAATGCCTCAAGGACCAGAGTAGCAGGTAAGTCAAGTACAATCGAGGATTTAAAGTTATTGCCTGCAGCTGCAACTCAGGAATTAATCTTCAAAAGAGTAAGTGCTTATAACTTATCTTATCAGGATATTGTAACTGAAGAAGACTTAAAGAATACGAAAGGGATACAGATATGATAGACTTAAATCAATACATGACAGGAGCAAGTCCTTATGATGGAGCTATTGCTCTTAAGTATGATGAAGGAGATTATTCTTTAGAGGTAACTCCTCCTAATGTTCCTTATACAGATAACGATAAACAACATACTGTATTAGATGGAGAAACCCTACAGAGTATTGCTCATCGTTATTATGGTGATTCTGGTAAGTGGTACCTGATTGCTGAAGCTAATAATATCTTGAATCCTTTTCAAGAATTAGAACCTTATCAAATTTTAAGAATATCTATGTATGGCGGCAACTAGAAAACCTAACCAACCAATACTTTATAATGGAACAGCAACACCTTACATGGCTCTGTTCAATTCTGGAGGTATGCCTATAATGAATCCCATTACTGGCATACCTCTTGGCGCTTATATAAGTAATTGGAGCTACAAGTATGATGAGGAGAAAGAGAACTTAGCTACCATTACATTTGATACTGGAGACCCCGATACTGTAGATATCGAAGATCTCCAGGAAAGCTCAATTATTTACCTTCAGTGGGGATACATATATCCAGATGGTCAATTTATCTCTAGCCCAGTACGAAGTATCAAGGTTAGAGATTTGGATTGTGTATTCGATTCTACTGGTACTCATGTGACGATTAAGTGTATAGATACAGTTGGAGATTTAAGATTCCAACCACCTTATACTCATTCGGATTTATCAGAACACAGTTTATCCAACTTCTTGGATAATGGTTGTAACGATGATATAGGCGTAATCATAGAAATATTTCAGTAATGGCTAAACAAATAATAAGTAATAAAGTTTACGAGTCACTACAGGTCCCGACAGAACAAAGTCGAACTACTACTGGAAAGATACTTTACGCTAACAGGTTTAGTGGAGTAGCTCAAGTAGCTATGCCCAGTGATTTAAAGTCCTTGATAGATGGTGACTTGGGATTAATAGGAAATAACATCTTAGTTCAATTAGAACAAAAGATGAAAGGGTATGCAAATGGTCCTTGGTATATTGATTCCCGGGATGGTGTAATATACATACACAACCGTAAGTTTCAAGAAGAACCAGAATACAATTATATTTACCAATCAGAAAATGGAGAAGTACTTAGAGTATCATTCGCTACTCAGAAAGTAACCAAAAGGGTAAAGGCTCAATTAACTCAAGCCTTAGACCCAGAAGATAAATGTTTAATTGTAGGTTCAACAGATATCACAGAACCTGAAAAAGAGAAAGAGGAAGTAACTTTACTCAAACCATTTGTAGCTCAAGTAGATAATACAATGGTAGTAAATTATGGTAGTGTACCTTACGAAGATTATCGTAGTCATCCTACTACTAATATTGCTGCCGAGATGGAAGCTGAACAAAGGTATGGAGCTAAAGCTCAAAAGTATAATTCTGCAATGAAAGAGTATGGTTCTCAGAAACCCTATGTTGCTTACAATGCAGGTAAACAAGAGGCTTTAGATAATCTGAGTACTGAGCAATATCGAGAAGCAATTAATACTGCTGTAAACAATTTACCGAACGATAAGAAAAGGGTTATTCAGCAAATCTTGAAGAATTCTAAGAACGGTAAAGAGTTAGAAAGTAATCTTAGGCAATTACTAGAAAACGAAAGATACCTATTTACTGGAGAATATAAAATGGAATACCTTGCAGAAGAATGGGTAGACCCAAGAGAATATGACCCAGAAGGTGGAACTATAACTCACATGGTGAATATCAGAACTTTTTCAAGTAATCCTTATGAAAAACAAATGATAGATAACCAATCTCAGAGAGGTATATCTGCAATGGAAAAGAATCCATATATTACTGTATACCCTGATACCTATAAAGTAGAGTATTCTGGAGATGGAGTTACTACACCTACTATGACTCGAAAGGTTAAAGCTAAAGTTAAGATACGAAGAATGAAGAAGGTACCATTCTTAGTACCAATCTATAAGTTATATCATAATCTCTTTAGTAGATACGGCGGAGCAGATAAGGTTACTTGGGCAATGAATGCTAATGCCAATGGAGGTCTTAAGATATCCGAAAGAAAGTTGGTATGCCAAATGACTGTAGTAGGTAGACCTTCATTACAATCTTCTCAGATAATATCTTTAGAGAATGTAGGAAAAAGGTGGTCAGGCTTTTGGTATATCAAGTCAGTACAACATTCAATGGATGCAGGTCAAGGTTATCTCTGTACATTAGACTTGGTTAAGAATAATGCAAGGGATGGACAGACTACATCTAAGACCCAACTTAGTACTCAGGACATTGTAAGTAATGATGCTAAGGATTCTGCTAAAACTGACTTTGGTAAGAACAAGAAGAATACTGCTAATGCTTCCGATATTGTACATGACTTTACCTACAATGAAGTAGTATACTTCGTAGAAAGATACATGGATGATAAGGGTAGAATTATCGATAAGAAAGGTGCAGGAGAGTTCTTACAGAATAAGTTCTATTATGATGAGATAAATGCTAAAGACCCTCAGGCTCTTGCTGCAGGTACAGTTCGTACAGAAGGTACAGTAGTAACTTCAAATGGTACAGCAATCTATGGTAAGACCAATGTGGTAAAGGCAGACCAATCGAAGGTTACTCCTTCTATGAAAGAAAGGTATAACTTTGATGAGTTTAATTGGGCAATGAAAGCTTATGAACGATATAAATCCAACAAGAAATAATGTACTCAACAGCTAAACTATTAACAGAAGAGGGTATCGAAGGTTTAGGTAGATACTACTCTGTCTACCGTGGCATAGTGGTAGATAATAATGATACGGAGAAACATATGAACCGTATCAAGGTATGCTGTCCAGAAGTCATGGGTGGAATTATTACATGGGCCTATGCAAAAGGCCAACATGGTTCTATCAACAATGGGTTCAAGTACTTAGCTCCTAAGGTTGGAGATATAGTATTTGTTACTTTTGAATTTGGAGACCCAACTAAACCCCTATGGGAATATCATGGTTGGGGACTACAACAAATACCAGACCCTTTGGATGGTCCTAATAAAATGGGTATTATAACTCCAGAAGGAAATGTAATGGTACTTGATGATGATAATGGAAAGCTAACTGTTTATATAAATGGAGATGTAGGCATTGCTGCTAAGGGAAACATTTCTATTCAAGCACAAGGAGATGTAAGTGTAGGTTCTGGTGATACAGTAATCTTAAATAAGGGAGAGAATCAAGGAGTAGTTAATATCAAAGAACTAACCGAGAAACTCAATAATACCATTAAAGAACTGGAAACTCTAAGAGCTCTATTCAATTCTCATGTACACTCGGGTGTAACTACTGGACCAGGTTCTTCAGGTCCTACTGTAACTCAAGCAAGTCAACCGTTCTCTACTTTCAAACAAGAAGATTATGAGGACACTAAATGTATACACTAATGGATAACTATCTTACTAACATCGTTGGAAAGGGTATGATATTCCCTATTCAACTTACGAGAAATGAAAAGGGTGAAACCGGTTGGTATCCCGTTAATGGTGATATGGCTTTGGTAAGAAATAATATAAGCTCTATAATGTATTATTTAATAGGACAACGATTTCGACAGGAAAACTTTGGGAATCGCCTATGGGAATGTATAGAGGAGCCAAATACACAAGCCCTAAGTTTTATTATTAAAGAGTTTATTAAAAGCTCAATTGGTGCATGGGAACAAAGGATTACCTTTAAGGGTATCACCGTTTCTAGACAAGGTGCTAAAATAAATATAGAAGTTCATTATGTAGTTAATGAAACTTCTACTAGTCAGTACCTGTACCTGACCTATGATAAAAATGAAAATTCATTAAACTCTTATTAATATGGGAATCACTAATAAATGGCTCAACCCTTATCAGAGGTCTTACCAACAGATTAAGGCCAAGCTGATAGAATCACTTACGAATATCAAAGACAAAGATGGCAATGTACTCGTAACTGATTACTCGGAAGGAAATATATTAATCATTATCCTTTCATTGTTTGCGGCAATTGCCGAAGTTCTTCACTACTACATTGATAATATGGCAAGGGAATCCTTCTTACCTACTGCTCGTAAATACAGTTCAGTAGTTAGGCATGGAGCTTTGGTAGATTATCATGCAAGAGGTGCTATTGCAGCATCAGTAGATTTGGTAGTATCCAGGGATGTATCTGGAGATTCTATTGGTGCTAAATTAACTATACCTTCTGGAACTTTATTTACAGATTCTAATGGTAACAAATGGTTATCTTCTAGGGATGTAACTTGGTATGCTAATGTAACTACTTGTAAAGTTCCAGTTGTACAACATGAATTATATACAGAAAGCCAGATAAATGGAATGGTTATACCTTCAGATGAAAGGGTAACTATTACCCTGGGTACATTACCTAATGGTAAGTACTACGAACATGGAACTATGAGTATGAAGATTGGTGGAGAATCTTGGGTATTGGTAAATACCTTTGCTTATTCAAAACCCACCGATAAACATTTCATGGTTACTATGGATGAAGCTTTAAATCCATATATCTTATTTGGTGATGGTAAATATGGACAGAAGCCTGCAGCTAATGCCAAGATATCTGAGGTTAAGTTCTACCTTACTACTGGTATCAATGGTAATGTAAAATCTGGTATGATTACTTCTGTACCTTCAGTTATATCTTCATCAGTAACAGATGCTACTGTATCTAATACTTATGCTGCAGGTGGAGGTTCATCCTATGAGAATTTTAGTATGCTCAAGGAACACATACCTTTGAGTGTAAAGACTATGGGAGTAGCTATTACCAAACAGGACTTCATAGACTTAACTAAACTGGTTGATGGGGTTAGTAAGGCAAAGGCAGAATATGAATGTGGTAGAAAACTAATCGTTTATATATCTCCTGATAATGGTGCTACTGCTGACTCTAACCTTATTCAAAAAGTATATGATGTATTACATCAGAACTCACCACTTACTACTTGGTTAACCGTTAAGTCTGCAGGTAAAGTAAATATTATCTTGGATGTAGAAGTTACTGGGAAGAAGTCTTATAAAACTTCAGAAATACAATCACAGATTCTTAGTGCATTATTTAATGCTTATTCTCCGGAGAACTCAGACATTGGTGGCAGCGTAAGAATCTCTGATATCTATGCACTCATAGATAATCTTGAATCAGTAGATTATTTACACTTGAAGAAGTTCTATACTAAACCATGGCCTACTACCGTATATGGTAACAAGGAATTAATCCTTGGTCAATTCCAATTAGACGAGGCTAATGGTAGTATGTCTTACTTTATCTCTTTCTCTTCAGGTACTCAGTTTACAGTACGTTCAGTTAAGGGAGGCTTTTCTTATGATGGCCAAGTGGGTAAGACTACACAGATTAGAGATACTATAAATGGATTTGTATTTGCCTTGGATATCCAGAACAATGGTTATCAATCCGGATTTAAATATACCATAACCATTGCAGAACCTAACAAGGATTATACAGACCCAGGTTATAATATTCCGGTATTCGAAGACTCAAGTCAGTTAACACTTAAAGTAAATGAAATCGTATGACAAATCTTAAAAACCTAATTGATTTCTTACCTTTCGAATTTAAAGAGCAAGATACTTATAAAGTCGACGGTAAGGGCATATTAGAAAGATTTCTAGAAATTTGTGGTAACTATTTCCAAGAAGATATAACTAAAGATATTGATAATATTCTAGATATAATCGATATCGATAAAACTCAGCAGAGGTATTTAAACTACCTCTGGGAGTTCTTGGGAGCATTACCATTTGCTAGAACCGGAGAACATAAAGGAGTTCCCAACTTAAGTGATGAACAGATTCGAACTATCTTAAAGTATTCAATCTCATTACTTAAGATTCGAGGCTCAAGAAAGTTCTTCGAAATTCTTTTCAATATGTATGGGTTAACTTGTACAATTACAGACCCAACCGATGGAGCAATGGATAAATGGGAAAAGGTAGACCCATTATATGATACAGACTACTCTCAGTACGATAAATACAACTATGATAAGATTTATGGTTGTGCTCAATGTATAGAGGTAGGTATTTCTATAAGTGGTCATGGTTTTACTTCTCCTACCCCAGAGTTTAAAGCTTTCAAACAATCAATCGATAAGTTGTTCGATAGATTCTTACCTTATAACGTATCAGGTAAGATTGCTTATGGGTTTGACTTGGCTTATAATTATAAAATCGTAGCTGAGCCACTTATCAGTCCTGCAAAGATTGTAACTGGACACATAACAGAGGTACCCATCCGAGTAACGGTTACATCGGATTACGATGATGCCAATTTAAGATATCAGGTAACTGGATATAACCCATCTGAGAACAAGTGGAGTTCAAAGAAATACGAAAGTGGTTCTATCTTCTATGCAAGAAAAGGTGACCAAAGGTATTACTTCAGAAGCGTAGGAGATAATTCAGTAACTACATATGTAGATATAGGTTTAGAATACTACACTAAATCTTATCATATCTATGCAGATATTGTAGAAGGAGGAACAGACCCAGATAACTTGGTAATTACAGGTACTAACCCAGTAATCAAAGTAAAGGTAACTGCTAATATGAATTATCAGGGCAATATTAAACCTGTATCGGTACAGTTACTTAATACTTACGAAACTAAGGATTCTGGTTCTATTTGGGAAATAACTTCTGCTGGTACTTATGAATGGGTTATTGCAGACTTCCCAGCAAAGAAAGTAACCTTAACAGTAACTGCTATTGCTACTAACTACACAGTACTCTGTGAACCTCGAAATATAAATCTTACCAATGGTGAGAAATCTTTAATAACCATACGTTCTTCAGACCCTAATGAAGATACTAGCCAACTAATCGCAGTATGTATTTCAGACCCAGGTATCTTAGTTCGTAATGGTCAAAGGTGGGCACCAATCACTACTGGTACATTCCAATTCAGATGTACCAAAGATGATTCAGGTAATACAAGTAATTATGGTACTGTAGTAGCTTATAGATTAGGTTATACAATTACCTATGATATAGGTGTATCTAATAAACGATTAAACCTAAATGCCCAAGGTTCTGCATCAGTTAATCTTTGGGTTACATCTGGTATTTATTATTCTACTTTTGAAAGTGCAAACTTAGGTTATTATTTTAATACCGAAGTAACAATCTACAAAAAGAATACTCAGGGTACTTGGGTAAAATTGGGAACTACAGAATTAACTGACCGTTATGTAGTTGGTCCTGATTTCTATTATGGTAGAAATACAGAATACCAATTCAATGAAGCTGGTAGTTATAAATTTGAATCTGTAGGGGATGCCAGTAAGTCTGTAGAAGTAGAAGTACTAAAATATGTACCAGCTCCTCAATCATACTTATGGTTAGAACCCTTGAATGAAGATGATGAGAATTGGTATGAATTAGAACCTTACTCAGAAGCTGCAGAAGATGCAGGGAAGTATATCAAGGCAGGATATCAATTAACTAAATCTAAGAACTGTCAATTCTATTTACGTTGGGGAGACGGTGGTTCTGTTATAACTGGTATAATTCTTGATGGTTTTTCTGAAACCTATGATTCAAATATTCTTATTACTATGGATAAAGCAGGTAGTTATGAATTTTACTATCAAGGCTCCGTAGTTAATCTTACAGTTAAAGATGTTATATCTAAGTATACATTAACCTGTAATCCAGTAAGTGCAGAATTAAGTAAGGATATACAAGAAGTATCTACTATCGTAACCTGTACTTCAGATACTGGAGAAGTTTCAGATATTGTATATGAGACAGCTCCAGATGTAGTTCATCCAAGCCCTTATCAATTCTTTACTAATTTACCAGGTAAACATACTTTCTATGTGAAAGCTAATCCTGCAGTTAAAGCAGTATTCATAGTAAACCTGTTGGATGTAGTTGATAAGACAGAACTTACTTGGGAATCCAATGATATTTCGGAACAAGGTATTAATATATTAGTTCCGGAAGGAATAGAATGGTCACTTAAAATAGAATAAACAAAATGGAAAGCAGCTCTTTTAACACACTATTTAAAACTGGTATCATTGGATTTACTTCTGAATGTTATGCCATTATCTTTGATTTAAGGTGGATGATTTTATTAGCCTTTGTACTAATACTTACAGATTTTTGGTTTGGGATATCTGCAAGTAGGGCAAAGAAGATTGAAATAAGAAAATCTAGAGCCGGGAGAAGAACTCTTAATAAAATCATTGATTACCTGTGTTACATCTTACTGGGTGCCGTAATAGGTAAAGCCATCGGAGAACCTTACGGATTAAATCCAATAACAGTATCTATAACGGTAATGGTATTATGTTACTGTTTCGAGATAGATAGCATTTATAGTCACATCTGTACTCTACATGGTGTAGAAAAGAAGTACAGTATCTGGTCTATCTTTTGGAAATTGATAACCTTCAAGTTCAAGGCTGTAGGAGAGGCTTTCCAAGATATGAAAAACCAATCGAAAGAATATAAGAGTAATAACAATAACAAAGATACATTATGAAAACCTATTTTGATTATGAAGGCATAATAAAGTCTAAGGATGCAGCTGAAGCTATAGCTGCACCAGTAGGCATTGGCCCATTTTGTGGATTTGGTTCTGCAACGATTGTAAATAATGCAATCACTCTCTTGCCTAATGGAGAACCTACTTCTCCTGCATATCAAGCAATAAAGGATAGAATCCTTTCAAGGTATATGACTAAAGCGGCAGATTCTGGTGAAGGATCCGATACAAACTTTGGTTGTATAGCAAGAGATGGTACAATCTACATTTCTGATAGTGCTAATATTAGTATACCTAATATTGAAGGCTCAAAGGGTTCTAATGAGGATGTAATTGTATTTGCTTATCATACACCCTTAGAAGAACCAGTACAGAACCCAATACAGTTCAGGGCTTTCTGGAACGAGTCTAATTCGTTCTATTCTCTGTACAAGAGATCTGTAGACCCACTATATCCAACACCTAAGGATACTAGAAACTTATCAAAAACAAACGTACTAGAAGATAATGAATTATCATATGAGTCTCTAGTGAATAGAGCTATGGCTTCAGTATCTCAAGGTTTGGTAGACAAATCCTCAATGGTATTGATTGGTATATATGGTCAAGGTACCAACTCAATGGATAACACAGTAGAGAAATATTCTATTGTTCCCTATGCAGGGAAGTTTCCCCAACCAGTAGAATATAATACTGCTATCCATGGAATGCAACAAGCAAATATAGAAACTCTCTTACGACTATTGCAAGGATTCCCTAATTTTGATATCAAGGCTTACATTGATGAAAAGCTTGGTGGTATGGCAGGAGCCAATATACCAAGAGGATTAATTGCAATGTGGAATGGAGTTTCCGTACCAGAAGGCTGGGCTTTATGTAATGGTCAGATTGTAGAAGACTTACAGACACCCGACTTATCAGGTAAATTCATTGTAGGTTGGTCATCCGGTAATGAAGATTACAATTTGATTGGTAATACTGGTGGCCAAGAGAAAGTAACTCTTTCTACTCAGGAGATACCTTCTCACGTTCACAACTTTGCAGATGCTTACTTTGTTGAGGCTTACGATGGTATCGGTATTAATGGTAGTCAGTGGATTGGTAATAACCTTTATGGTAGTAGTAAAACCGATAGGGATAATTCTTATGTAGCACTTTGGGACCATGATACCCGAGCTGCAGGTGGAGGTCAACCTCATGAGAATAGACCACCTTACTACGTACTGGCATACATTATAAAACTATAATAATATGTCTTAACTACTTATATTGTTGACAAAGAACTTTTAATTTATGGATTATAGGAGAGGGACGTTGGGAAACGCCCCTTTTCTTTTGTGTTTAGTAGTGAAGTTCTTCTTTAGCTTTCTCTTCCCAATATAAGATATCTTGTTTGAGTTCTCCTATGTATTTAACCGACTTCTTAGTTCTAGGCATATCAAAGAACTCAACCAACATTATATTGGTGATTCTTTCTCCATCTTTAATTCGTTCTTTAATATAAGGAGGTGGAGTAAGTAATACTTCAAATACCATATAAGCATCTGGAGATAATTTCTCTTTCATATACTTATATAATAATTCAAGCATTTCTTCCTTAGCCTTAACCTCTTCATCGTCATCTTCTAACTCTTTATCATTATCAAATAAGTCTTCAAGTTTAAATAGGTTCTGATTGTATTCTGCAATCTCTCCATAGGCAAATCGAAGAAGCTTATTCTTAAATGTAGCAAGAGAAGAAAGGATTCTTGCTTTAAGATGTTCTTCACTACAAGTACCATAGTACTTATTAAAAACAAATAACATTTTATCCCAGAAATAAGAAGATATTATATCTGGAGTAAGGTTAAACCTTTTGTAATCAATCTGTTTGGTAAGGTTCCGAATAACTGGCTTACAAACTTTGTATAACCGATTAAACATTGCTTCATCATAATCCTGCATGGGTTTTAATCTATGAAGCTCTGAACCATTGTTTCCATTACATTTCCTCATATTCTTTAAGTATTTCGTTATGCAAATATAATAAATATATTTTATATAATATAAGAATATCAAAAAATTTCACCGAGCGGCTGATGATAAGAAGACTAGATATTGTGGACATGAGTTCAGAACTACACGAGGACTATCAAAATCTATTAGTATATAATATTGCAATATAATAATGTATGAAAAAGAATAAAATTAAATTTAGCTTTGCACCTGACTTTCAGTTAGAGATTCTCAGGTTCATTATTCAAGATAAGGAAGGAGGTTTAGTACTAAGCAGAATAAAACCAAGCTACTTAGTACTTATCGAACATTCCTTAATTTGTGAGGGTATACTTAAATACTTCAAGAAGCAAAGAAAGATACCCTCACAGAATGTCCTTAAACAAGTACTCAGAGAAATGCTAGAATCTAAAAACTATGTTGACCTGGTTACTAAGGATGATATCCCAAACATCGAGAAGGTTATCAAAAATCTTTATTCAATTCAATTATCTGATTCAGAATATATTAAAGAGAAAATCTATCAGTTCTCTACTTATGTTGAAATGAAGAACTTAAATGATTCATTCGACTTAGATAACTTTGAACAGTACGAAGAATATTCTAGAAAGGTAGAGAAGGTTTTACAAAGAAGTAGACCTAAACAGGAGGATGAACCTTTATTCATGATTCGGGATGTTACCGAACGTCAATTTAAAAGACAGGCAGAACCCTCAGTAGTACCATGCCCATTTAGGCAACTTAATGATTTAACCAATGCAGGAGGATTCCCAGGTGCATCAATAAATGTAATTCTGGATAAACCCAAAGCAAAGAAAACATTCTTCATGGTAAACCTTGCAAGAGGTTATCTTAGAATGAAGAAATCGGTTTATTATGTGGATACAGAAAATGGTCAAGAACAAATTATGGACCGTTTCATTCAATCAAGTATTAATAAAACTAAGAAGGAATTATATACTGGAGATTATGATAAACTCGAGGCTAAGCATTTAAGAAAACTTGCAAGGTTTGGAGTTGAATTAATCGTTGAAAGAGTACCTGCATTGATTACTGACTGCAATTATATAAGGGAGAAGATACTTACTCTTAGGAGCCAAGGGATTGATATTAAGGTATTGATGGTTGACTATGCAGGGAAGCTTGCTTCTATTGCAAAGGATAAAGAGGATTTTGATAGAATCTCAAATGTATATATTGACTTACAGAATCTTGCTGAGGATTTGCATTTAGATGTTGTATGGACTGCTCATCATATTACTCGTGAAGGTAAGAAACACCAAGCAACTAAATATGATGAGAACGATATATCTGGTTCTATTGCCATTGTACGTAATGCTCAATTCATTATGGGTCTTAACAGTACAGAGCAAGAAGAGAAAGATAATATCCTTCGTTCAGAGATTGTAGTACAAAGGGATGGTCTTCCTTCTGGTAGAGCCTTATTTAGGTGTGATGTAGAAAGGCAAAGATGTACAGAGTTTACTAAAGAACAAAGAAAGAATTATGATGAGATATATGCTAAAAATTTAGACAAGATTATGAACGAACAGAAGGGCAATCCTTCAGCAAATAAAGAGAAGTATGAGAAGAAATCAGGTGATATATAATAGAAAATTATCCCACAATATAAAGGGTTGGCCAGGATATCATATTTCTAAAAGGGGTAGGCTATATAAGTATTATCCTAAAAGAGGTCTGTGGATGTTTATGAAAGGTACTATCAGTAGGAATAGAACTTATCATATTTTAAGAAGATGTGATAAGAGAATCAGGGTTCAGGCTTCTAGATTAGTAGCTTTAACTTGGATTCCAAATCCTGATGGTAAACCCTTTGTGTGCCATATAGATAATAATCCTACTAACAATCATTATAAAAATCTGTATTGGGGTACCCAAGAAGAAAATATACAACAGTGTATGAAAGATAAAAGATTAAGACCTCAAGGGAAAATACCCATAAGCAAATCTCAAAATCAGGGAATTAAACGAGGATTATCAATCGGGTTATTCTTTACGCCAACTATCAGAAAAATACCATATAACTCATGTACATAGGTATTTATACCCAGATACTAAATTAAGAAGAAAATGAGAACTAAAAAAGTAGAAGTAGTAAAAGACAGATGGACTGATGGATTAGCTTTGGAAATATCTCATAATGGATGGCAAACGACTTCCATTAGTAATCTAGATGTTAAGGATTTAAAGAGAATACGAAAAGTAATTCGTAAAGCAATTAGAAACCATGAAAATAACAAATCAGTTTAAGTCTAGACTTAAGACTTATTTTATTAAGAGGTTAGGTGCTTTTGAATATCGAAGAGGCTGGATGAAACTCCCAGTATGCCCATACTGTCATAGGGAATTAAAAATGGGAGTTAACTTATCAATGTATAGAACCAATTGCTTTAGATGTAATGAACATCCGAATCCTTCTCAATTGGTTATGGATATAGAAGGATTCGATACATACCATGAACTAATTAATTTCTTAAATAGTGGAAAATTTGATGAACTTGAATTTCACGAAGAAAAGGTTGAACTTGCAGAAGCCAAACCTTTGTATTTACCCGAAGGATTTAGAATCCTTAACATTGGCCAGTCACAAGTTGCAAAAAGCATTAGAGGATATGTCAAAAGCCGTGGCTTTGTCATCTCTGAGTTGTCTAAGCATGGAATTGGCTATGCGACAAAGGGGGCTTACTTTGGGTACCTCATTATACCCTTTTATTACAGAGGACAACTTAGATATTATAACGCGAGAAATGTTATCGGGCAAGGTCCTCGGTATAACAACCCTAACAAAGATATCACAGGAGTTGGCAAAGAATTTATCATATTTAATTATGATGCGTTGGAGATGTATAGGTCGGTATACATCTGTGAAGGTGCACTCAATGCCCTTACTATTGGGGATAGAGGAATTGCCACAATGGGTAAAGCTATATCTGGATACCAAGTCAATGAACTACTTAAATCCTCATGCGAAAGATTCATTATATTGCTGGACCCAGACGCCAAGAAATATGCAATCAATCTTGCGCTCAAACTTGTTGCCTATAAAAAAGTCAAGGTGGTGTTTTTACCAGAAGGAAAAGATGTAAACGATTTAGGGAGAAAGGAAACTCTTAGGTTAGTATATCAAACAAGGTATCAAAGTTATCAAGATTTAATTCAAATCCGAAACTCTTTGGAGTAAGGATTACCTATTATATTATGTAACTTAAAATATTAATGATATGATGAAGATAATCGATTATGTAGTTAAGACTTCAATGGTTTTGGCTGCTCTTTTAATTATGGGATATTCCTTCCCAGTTGTAAGTTGGTTTGAAAAACCTCAACCAAGGAAGAATATGGTTTTCAGATGTGAGATGGTTGATGGTAAAGTTAGGGATTATACTTTAAACTTACCCGAAAATGTTACTTGGTATGTAGGTACCAATAGAGGTTCATATTATGTATCATTTGGTTCTCCCACTAAAAACCTTTATGGGAAGAAATGCCCAATAGATAATAACGAGGGTTGTATTAATGGTGTTTTAGTTTGTAATAGAGTAAAATGAGAGAACCCAGTATTCACATTACTAAGTCTCAATTTGAGGAAATATTAAATACCTTAGAGGTAGATAACTTCCCAGTTGAGGCTTTTTTTGTTATTGCACGAAAAGAGGCAATAAATACTAGAGCAGTGGTTGTTTCTAATAAAGGGACAACTAAGAAAGTAACTAACATATTACTAGCATCTAAGGGTAATGCTTCCCTTGTTGCTGATATATTATATGCTACTCGTATAAAGCTTAAGCATAGAGGAGTTCGTAAAATAAACGAAAGTAATACAAGGGAATGGGCTTTATGTAAAAAGCTTGCTGAGATATGTAATACCTTCTGTGAGGATTTTAAATTTGATACCCGAGAAGGATTTATTAAATACATTGAGACTGGTTTAAAGAGGATGACTGATTATCGTAATGTTATGCAAAGGTTGATATCTATGCAGGATAACATTACTAATCAGACAGAAGCTGAGATTAAATTACAGTCAGCAGATTTAGAACTCACTGCTAAGGTACATGATTACTTTGTAAGTAAGATTGCTAAGGCAACTGGTATATATGAATCCTATGAAAAGAATCCCGAGAAGTATGTTCACTTCGCTTATGTAGCAGCATTCCTAGAGGAAGAAGGTTGGGATTATAAGGATTTCATAGATGCTCAGTTTGAATCCTTAGCATGGTGTAATGGTCTACCCGATATTGCTCAATTATATACTGATAAAGCAGTAGAAAGGTATAATAAGTATTTATATAAAACTAAGAATAAAAAATCCTTAGAGGAACCTCAAGTTGAGGGCTCTCTCTGGGATAAGATTAATAATTAAAACATAACGTTATGAAAGCTTTAAAATTTTTAGGTAACAGAGTAGAGGATGCAGCTAATGCTTTTATTGATGTCCTCAAGTATTCGGACCAGTCAGTAGATTATCCTGATTTCAAGGACATTGAACCTTGGCCAGAGGATATTGTTAATATGTTCAAGGATGCACTAAAGGATAAACCTTTCTCTGAGATTAGTGCTATCCTTATGTATACTCAACAGTCGTCAAGGTTTGAACCCATTGCAGAGTTAATGCTTGGTATTGGTTTGGTAGAAATGAGACATTACGACAAGTTATCGGATTTCTTACAGAAAGCAGACCCTCATGAACAGGATTCTGTTATGGATATCTATCCTAAAGTGGAAATAGGTTTTTCTCCTGAAAGTGCTTTGAAGATTGCCTGGAACTCTGAGATAGAGACCATTGGCAATTATAAGAAAATTATGAATAGTCTAGCCTTATATAGTGAACGGGCTGATTATGATGATGTGATGTATTTGTTGAATAAGTTAATTGCCGATGAAGAACATCACATTAAACTCATCAAGGAAGCTATGGGAGTAGATGATACCAAGAAAGGTGTAACTGTAATTATCAAATGAGTAGGATAATCATACAGAATGGGAATATGTGCGAACTGGACTTACCTCTTAAGTTCGCACAGAAACTCTATGCAGAGTTTGCCATTCGTCATCCAAATGCTTTCTACTTACGTACAAGGCAAAGAGGTATGCAGAACTGGGACGGCAAGATTCATTACATTAACAAGCATGGTGAATTTAAAATAGGTTTACTTCCAGCAGTATATGAAAAGTGTACTGAGTACGGAATTAAACCTAAAGTTGTAGATATGCGACAACCTTTACCTAAAGTCAGTAAAGTTGTTACGAAGATAGGAGAATATAAATTAAGACCAGAACAAGAGAAGGCTGTTAAAGCAGTAATCAATAATAAGGTAGGTAAAGTACCTTTTCAAATTGGGGTTTTAGATTACACCGTTAATGCAGGTAAAACTCTTATCATGTCGTCTCTTTATTTATCCTATAAGAAGCAGTTAAAGACTTTGCTAATAACTAATGACTCTGACTGGTTGAATCAAGCTAGAGATGAATTTAAGAAATACCTACCAGGAGAACAGATTACATTTGTTCAAGGTAAAGTATTAAATTGGAGTAACTTTACAATTGGCATGGTTCAATCTATTTCTCGTAACATGAGATTCTATCAGAATGAATTAGCAAAGGTAGATATGGTTTTGGTAGATGAGGCTGACCAAGCAGGTAGTAAGCAATATCAAAATGTACTTACTCGTTTATTTAATACCAGAGTTCGTATAGGATTATCTGGTACCATTTATATGAGTAAGCTTGCAAAAGACAAAGTAAAGAATATGAATCTTGAAGTATTCTTTGGTAAAGTACTTGCAGAGTTTAAACTTAAGGACTCTATCAAGAAAGGTTATTCAACTCGTACAATCGTAAAGATGGTACCAAGTAAACCTTGGTATGGTAATTGGGAATCAGAAGAAGTATCTTATAAAGAAGTATATGATGATTCTATTACCTTCAATAAATATGCCAGAAAGATGGTTTATGACAGACTTAAATGGAATATTAAACAAGGTAGATATCCTGCACTCGTAGTATGTAAATTTATTGCACACTGTGAGAAATTATGCAAATACTTTAAAAAGAAGCTAGGAAGTAAATATAATATTGCCTGTGTGCATGTAGATACTCCTTCAAAGATAAGACAACAAATAATGAAAGATTTTAGGGAAGGTAAGATTGATATCTTGGTTTCAACTACAATCATTGCTCGAGGTAAAAACTTCCCTAAGCTTAGGTATTTACTTAATGCAGCATCAATGGATAGCCAGGAAAAATCTATTCAGTTCCTTGGTCGTTTGGTTAGAACAGATTCCTCAAAGAAAAAGGTTTATCTTGATGACTTACATTATCCAGGTCCTTATCTTAATAGGCATGGTAAACATAGGAAGCAGTATTATCAAAAACAAGAATTGAAAGTTATTCTGTTAGAGAAGATATGGAAGAATCATCCTATTCATTCTTTATGAGAATACCTTACTTAATCTGTTCTATTAAGTACTATGGATAATTACTTTTTCCGGTAGGAGGAAGTAATTAATCTAATAGAGGGACATAGGGCATTATTAATCATTAAATTAAAAGATATGGAATACTTACTACTAATACTAACAGTACTGGGAGTGATAATCGGAATACTTTATCTCTATTCATCTCAGTATGATTACGATGTATATAAATACAAATGTCATCATTGCAAGAAGAAATTCAAGGAAAGCGATATAAAGGATTTAAGAGGTCCTTGGCATACTAAGGATTGGACTTGTCCTCATTGTAAATATCAAAATGTAACACTCAAAAGTTATGATTACTAAGTTATATAAGAAATTCATTGATAAGATAATCGGAGAGGAACAAACTCCTCTCCATGTTTTTAACTGTACTACCCTGGTATGGATATCAGATATACAATCAATCCAGGTAATGGCTAATGAATATAAGGTATATTTTGATTTATCTTTCTGTTCAGGGCTACAGGTTAGAGTACTAACTTATACTGATTCTCGTTACTCACAACACTTGGGTGATATCAGGAAACTATTTATTAATGCAATTGGATATTCCTACTTACCACTGTATGAGTCGGAATTGAAGATTGGAGATTCAGTCATAAGACTAACAGAAAAAAAAATAGATGATTAATTATGGCAAAGAAAAAACAAATGCTTCCTGACTTAACCAAGCAGGATATCCTAACACCCTTGGATATCTCTCAATTGGGAAGTAATGGAGACCCATGCTTTGGTATTGGGTATGATTTATCCACTAAAGAATGTAAATTATGCGGAGATTCAGAACTGTGTGCATTCAAGATGTCCCAGAACTTGAACATTACAAGGAAAGAATTAGAACAGAAGAATCAATACAAAGATTTGGATGTATTAGAAGACACGGTTGGTATCAAGAAATTCATCCGAAGCTTGATTCGGAAAGGGAAAGACAGAAAAGAAATTATCTCAAAGACAGTTGAGAAATTCGAAGTACCTAAGAAACGTATTAGAGAACTTTATAAAGAATGCAATGGGAAAAGTAGGTAAGTTAAGAATGATATGGGCAATGTTTAAGTTATATCTTAATAACCCAAATTATTATGTACGGCAAGATGATGTTCTTGCTGATTTGTTTATGCAGGGTGAATATGACGTAGAGAGATTTTGTCATTCACTTGGAGTAACTCCTCAACGGAGATTAACCTTTGGACAACTTTTAAAAGAATGTAATATATTATGAACAGATTCAGATTTATTAAAGTAAGAGACGTAAAGACTCCCTCGAGAGGTAATATTGGTGATGCAGGTTTGGATTTCTATATCCCAAGAAACTTAGACCCTAAACAATTAATTCAAATCGAGGCAAACCAATCTCCAAATCATTTTACTCCAGATTTTGTATTGGGAGTAAATACAACTACTAACTTCGTAACTGATATTCAAATCTACCCTGGAGGAAGGATTCTTATCCCATCAGGTATTAAGCCACTTATTGAACCTCAAGAGTCTATGCTCATGGCAGCTAATAAGTCTGGGCTTGCTTCTAAAAAAGGTCTTCTGTATACTGCAGAGATTGTAGATTCTCCTTATGTAGGAGAGATTCATATTGGTATAATCAATCTCAGTCGAGTAATACAGACTCTAAAGGTAGATGAGAAAGCAACCCAATTTATTCATGTACCAATATATCTCACAGAACCCGAGGGGATTCAATCAGAAGAATTTTATTCTGAATCTCAAATGTGGGGAACAAGAGGTGAAGGTGGATTTAATTCAACAGGAAGTAAGTAATGGACATACGTAATATCAAGGAAATAGTACCTCCTTTAGAAGTAGGTACGTATTTACAATCAATGTATTCTCTTTCGTTAGAACAATTAGACGGCTACAGGCAAATAGAAAAGCTACCCGATTATCCGGTTGATATTAATAATCACCAAAATCAAGTAGTTCTTAAGGATTTTATTGCCAGGGTTATCGAAGAACTAATGGAGGGTTATGAATCTACCTCTGAGGTAGTAAAGATATGCCACAAGTGGGGATGGAATATTGACCAGTTAACAGAGGATGAATATACTCAGGTACTCAACCATTTGCAGAATGCCAATGAAGAACAGGGAGATGCTCTGGGATTCCTATTCACTTTGTTCCACTTTGCAAATATACTACCAGAAGATATCTTCTCCTGGGGGACGTCTTACGTAGTCGATTACTCTGACTTCAAAGTAAAGGAATTGAAGGACGTAATTACACTGGGTATATCCATGGTTATCGAAGGTAGTATTGGTTTAGTTAATCGGTTTAATATGATTGATAAAGACCATGAATCAGTAAAAGATTATACTCCTGGGTTTAATACCTTAAGTGAAGCATCTCACGAAGAAGAGAAGGTATTATTATTCAATGTAGTATATGAATTGAATATTGCAAGGAATCTTCTTAAGTGTAGACCTTGGAAACAAACCCAGGTAATGACTAAGGAATTAGATTTTCAGTATTCTTTGGTAAAAGCTTTCTACCTATATATGGGATTCTTGGGATTACAAGGATTTTCAGATGAATCAATCTATAGGTTATTCTTTAAGAAACAACGTCTCAATTTATGGAGGCAGGCTAGCAATTACTAATATGGGAGGATGGAATAGAAAATTAGAGGGTCTTCAATCGAATACGGAGGAGACCCTCCACTCTTTGGAGTTTGCTACTTCACAAGAGGCATGGGAGAAATTGAACGAGGCTTTCTTAAGATTAGACCCCGTTCTTTTTGATAAAGGTGCTACTGCAAACAGTGGAGTTGCAGTAGTATACAATGTGTTTATAAAAATACGTAAAGCATGGGTAGACCCAGATTTTGATTATGGTAGATGTTTTAATTACAAAGAAACTAAGTGGACGAGCTTATTGAATAATTACATAGATTTTAATAAGTTAGACCTCTTACGTAGCAAATTAAGAATCCTGAAGAACAAGTATAATCAGAATTACAATGTTACATATATGTTTAATAATCATCATGATAACGGTAAACAATGTTTAATTGCTGCAACTTTTTCCAAGAGATTTCAGGAGGACATCCCAGTTATTACAATGGTAATCAGAGCATCAGAGATTACAAAGAGGTTAATATTCGACTTCCTATTAATTCAACGGATGGCAGAATATGTGTATGGGCCGGACCAGTCAGTACAAATCAACCTATTTGCGACTCAAATGTATGGGAATGTAGAGACACTCTTAATGTACTCAGCTTATAAACCTCTAAAGAAAGTAATCAAGGGTATAGGTAATCCTTGGACTAAAAGGGTTAAAGAAGTTTATAAGAAAATCCAAAATGGTACAGAAAAGGAATGGTTTTCATTTAAGGTATTCTTTAGGAGTTTTAAAGTACTTCGTCCGGACTTATATGAATACCAAGCTTTGTTAGCAAAGGACTTGCTATTAGAATATGAAGATATAGAATATCCAGAAAATGTGATATCCTATTCTCAACGTAAAGCATATAAGAAGAAACTTTTAAAGAAACAGAAGAATGAGAATCTACAGTAATTCTTTTGAGTTAATGTCAGAACTTGGCAGAGAACTCAACAGTTATGGTCAAACTGTAAAACCAAAGACCTATCAGAATAAAGTCATTGAAGGTAATGAGGAATTTGAAACAAAGGAACTCATTTGCCAACAATATTGCTTGACTTCACTCGGAGACCCAGTATGGTTATTTGTATTCTCGCATTCAAAAGAATGGGCAGATGCTGAGTTTGAGGAAAGAATTGGTTGGTACGAATTAAATCCTGGTAAAGCTTGGGAACTGAGAAAAGATTTATGGGAACAGTTCCTGGTAAATGGTAGATTTGATTATACTTATCCAGAACGTATTTGGAATCAGTTATACCTGTACGGTAGTACATCCTTCAATTGTGATTCTGCAATGCAATCGGTTATCGAGCTTCTTAAAAGGGATAATGATACTCGTAAGGCAGTACTCCCTATATTTCATGGTACAGACTTAAGATTCCTTGATGGAAGTAAACGTATTCCCTGTTCTATGTATTATGACTTCCTTATCCGTCAGAATGGTAAAGGAGAGAAGATATTACATATTTGTTATCACCAAAGGAGTTCAGATTTTGTTACTCACTTTGGTAATGATGTATACCTTGCATGGAGACTTATGGAATATGTAGCTCAAGAGGTGGGAGTTAAACCCGGTTACTTATACCACACCATTGATTCTCTTCATTCTTATAAGAAAGATTGGAAATACCTAAATACCAATCTTGAAGATTTACAGGACTCATTCTAATATTAGAGGGATGTATCTACTACATGTGGGTATGTCCCTCTTTCTATTTATTAACATGGAAACGAGATATAAGATAATTAAGAATAAAAGAGAACTTAAGAAACTTATTGCTTGTTGCAAAGCAACGGGTTATGCTTGCTGTGACTACGAAACTAATGCTGAACCAATCTATAACAAAAGTTTCAAGCCAACTATTCTCTCGGTATCTTGGATGCCAGGATTTGGTGCTTCTATTCCCTTAGACCATTTCCAAACTAAAGAATATACTTCTCCCGGATGGAACTGGAAGAAGATGTTAAGGAAATTTGGGGAAGAGATTATTGAGAATTATGATATTGTAAAAGTTGCATGGAACTGGAAATTTGATGACCAGATTAATCAAAAGTATCATATCTATTATAGAGGTACATGCTTAGATGGTATGCTTGCAAAATATGTTCTCAATGAAGAAAAACCTCACGGGTTAAAGGATATGGTTAGAAGGTATCTACCCGAATATGGTGATTACGAAAAGCAAGATAAATTCGATAAGATACCCTGGGATAAAAAAGAATTAGACCCATTATGTAAATATGGTTGTCAAGATACAGACTTTACATTACGATTAATGATATTCTTTGAGAAGAAGTTAATTGATTTAAAGATGTATTCTGTATTCCGTAATTTATTTATGTGTAATTCCCGGGTATTAACTTCGGTAGAGAAAGAGGGATTATACCTTGATACGGAATTTAATCAGAAATTGCTTGAGGAATATAAACCAAAGATAGATGCTGCTAGACAAGCAATCTATGATTTACCAAGGGTAAAGAAGTTTACCAAGAAATATAATCAAGTTAAAATAGAAAAGTATATCGAATCTATTGAGGCTGAACTTGAAGAGTTAGATTACAATGACCCAAAAGATAAACGTAAGATTGATTCAAGGGAACAAAAGATATCAAACATTCGTGCAGGTATATTTACTACCCAGAAAGAACAGGAACTTATAAGACCTCTTAATCTTAGTAGTCCGGTTGATTTACCCCAACTCATGTATTCAGATTCTGGTTTTAAATTCCCAGTAATTAAAAATAATGAATCTGGTAAGCCAAGTACCGATGAAGATACTTTGGTTGAATTAAGGTTAACAATAAAAGACCCAGAATCTCCAAAAGCAATATTCCTTGATAAGCTACTTGAATTAAGAGGTTTGCAGAAAATGTATACTACTTATATTGAGGGTTGGCATGAAAAAGTCCAAGATGATTCTCGATTACATGGTAGGTATAATATACATGGTACTGATTCTAATAGATTTAGTTCGGCTGACCCAAATATGCAGCAAATACCAAAGACATCAGTAGACCCAAATATCAAGAAACAATTAGTTGCTCCTCCGGGTTATTTATATATGGCATTCGACTATTCTCAAGCAGAATTAAGAATGATGGCTCATCTATCTGGAGACGAAACTTATTTGGAAGCATTTGCCAAGGGAGTAGACCCTCATCTTGGTATAGCAGCAGCAAAATACGGTGTATCAATCGAAGAAGCAAGTAAAGCTTATGAAGATGAAACACATTCCGATTATAAGTTATGGAAGGTAAGGAGAAAGCAAGCTAAACAGATTGCATTTGGACTTATTTATGGAATTGGTAATAAATTGCTAGCAGTTAAACTATCTGACCCAAAAGCTGGTATTATAGTTACACCAGAAGAAGCTCGTAAGGAGATGGATGAGTTCTTTAAGAAACACCCAAAGATACTTAAGTTCAAAGAGAAACAAGAGAAATTCCTTCGTAAGCATGGATATTATACCCAGTTATTTGGTACTAAGAGAAGATTACCCCAAATATACTCAAATGATAAACAAGAAGTTGCTTATGCCATCCGTTTGGGACTTAATTTCCCATGTCAAGGTGCTGCAGCAAATATGACTAATTTTGGAGCTATCCTTGTTTATTGGTTAATGAGACAAGGTAAATTGCCTCGTATGCTTGAAGTAGCAACCGTTCATGATGCAGCCTATTTTTACTCTAAGCCAGAATATATTAATACTTGGACTGTTTTTAAAATATGGGATATATTAAGAAACCCCAGTACCAAGAAATACTTTGGTTTTCAAGTAGATGACGTGGATATGTCAATGGACTTCTCTATTGGTAGGTCAATGGCAGAAGAATTACCTTTTATCCCTGGGTATGATTATAATAAGATGCTTCAACCAGATTTCTCAGTAGAGGAATATATGGAAGAGCATAAGAAGTATAAAAACGTAATCATTAAGGATTATCCTAAATTATTTAGTAAAGAAATAAAGCAGTATGAGGAAGATTTTAAAGGGAAACTTAGATTGCATTGGTTGTCCTAATTACCATGTTACCAAGAATGGTAAGGTATACTCTAATTATAAGGGTAAAGGGTGGGTAAAATTATCACTTAACCGGATTAAAAATAATGGATACGCTATAGTTTCTATTAGGGATACGAATGGGTATAGATATACTTATAATATTCACCAATTAGTAGCATTAGTATATGTACCAAATCCAAATAGCTATAAATACGTATGTCATAAGGATAATATAAGAACCCATAATCATTATAAGAATTTATATTGGGGTACACCAAAAGAGAATACTCAACAATGTATTAGAGACGGTAGGTTTAAATTTTCAGATACAAAGTTAAGTAAACCCGATATACTTCAATTACTTTATGAGTATGATACTGGTATAATAAAAGCAAAACTTGCTAGGAAGTATGGTATATCCCCAATGTTAGTATATAAATACATTAAGAAAAGAAAACGTTATGAAAAAGATTTTGAACGGACCCACTGTATGGCGAGCTAAATGCCCTTACTGTGATTGTGAATTCGAATATGATTATTCAGAAGTAGATTCACATACCTTTGCCGATTATAAATTGGTTAAATGCCCAGGTTGCAATAGGTACCTTCATCATAAAGACAATGCTAAATCTACTACAGAAGTGAAGAAAGAGGATACTATGACAACATAAATAAAATATTATAAACTATGGCAACTGAAGAACAAATAATGAATACAAATAGGCTATCATCTTTAACCTATATGATATCTGCCTGCTTAGAGTTCTCTATTCAAAACCTCAATCGTCAATTAGACTTATGTAATTTGAGATTAGTCGGCAGAGATAAAATGGTATTCAATCGAGTTAGGTCTCAGATAGAGCAACTTCAATCAAATCTCAAACTATTAGAGGATTTGGCATTTGGTGTAATGAAGGACGAAGATGCAAGGTTAGCTTATGAAGATGCTACTCATATTTATTGGGCTCTGTTTATGACTTTAGTAGATAGAGGAGGAACAGATAATTTATGTGATTTAAGATTCAAAGCTTTAATCGATATAATTGGTAAGTATGAATCTATTCTTCACTTGCCTGGTTTAGATACTGCATACCATTGTGCATTTGCTCAGGTATCTAAAGCAATTCAAGAAGGTAAATATTCAAAAGAAGATTTTAAGAATTTATTGAAAGTACATGAAAACGGAACTGAAGAAACTAAGGGTTAAATTCGAAGGTAATATCATAACCATAGATATTGCTAAGGAATTATCCATTAATGAAAATATCATTAATTCTCAGTTAAGGGAATCCCCAACTAGTTATTATATACTTTGCTCATTAAGAGATAAGTATATTAAAGAAAGGGATGCTCTAGCAAGAGAAAAGGATGAAGCTTATTCTGCTGCTTGGATATTTATTAAAGAATCTAATGAAAGGTTCAATAATGATTACGTTGCTCATAAGGCTAATATATCTCCCAAGTATAAGTCAATATATCAACGGTATTTAAAAGCAGTAGAAAAGGCTAACAAGTATATTTCAATATGTAGAGCTTATGAGTCTAGAGAGAATATCTTGAGGACTATTAATGCCAACATGAGGAAGCAACAATAATAACTATAAGTAATTACTAACTTTTAAAAACGAATTAGAATATGAATTATTCATTAACTTTCATCTCTGCTATGGTAGCAGATCAGTTTGACAAACAATTACCTGGATGTCCAACTGAAAACAGAGTTCTTATCTTATCACCAAAAGAAGTAAACCAAACTCGGTCTGGGCTTATTATCCCGGAACAGGTAAAAGAAGGAGTTCCTCGCAAGGGAGTTATAGTTAAACTCGGTGAGATTACCGAAGAATACAGAACTTACCGGGATTTGGTGCAAATAGGTAGAATAGTTACCTATGGTTTGTATGCCGGTAAGGAACTGGAATTTGAAACAGACAAGCTTACCCCAGGCTTACAACAACTTTTAGAAAAGAACACTTTAACGGTGTTGAGTATGAATGAGGTAATCTACTCAGAACCAAATAATAACGATTGATATGGCACTTGACAAAAAGAAAAAGAAGAAAGTTTCATCAGATGGACTTTCTACAAAAGAAAAGATGCTGGCTAGAAAGAAACAGCTAGAATCTAAGGGAAACGGCAATGGTTTGGTATTCCCTAAAGAAGGTACTTTACGAATGAGAATCAAATCTCCGGGTGATGACCAAGAATTGGGAATCGAAATTGTTCAGTTCTATCTTGGAGGTAATTTGGGGGGAGTAATATCTCCGGCTACTTTTGATGAACCATGTCCTTTCATGGAAAAATACCAGGAATTGAAAAACTCAAAGGATGAGGATGACAAAGAACTTGCAAAAACCCTTGTACCAAGAAGAAGATATGTTATCGGTGGTCCGGTATATGCAGATGAAAAGGGAACTAAATTCGATTACGAAGGTAAAGATAAGGGAGTTCTAGTTCCACGCTCTGTTTATCAAGATATTATCGACTTATACCTTGATGAGGATGAAGCTGGTGATATGACAGACCCAAGAAATGGGTATGATATCAAAATTATTCGTTCTGGTTCTGGTAAGCTTGATACAACTTATTCTGCTCGTGCTTGTAAACCAACTAAATTGGATAAGAAATATCAAGGTACTGTAGACCTTGAAGGTATAGTTCGTTCTCAAATCAAATCATATGATGAACTGGAAGAACTTCTTGCTAAGTTCTTGAATGAAGACCATGGAGGAGACGATGACGAGGATGACAAACCAAAGAAAAAGTCAAAAAAGAAAGGGATTCACAGAGACCACTATATGGGGGATGATGAACCCAAAAAGAAAAAGAAGAAACGTTATAAATCAGATATTTAAAGGTTAGTTAAACATAAGGTTTCATTCGAAGGTGGTAATTAGATTCGTTCAGTTATCACCTTCTTTAGTCTAAATACATTACATTATGGCAAAGAAAACAAAAGTTGGTTTAAAGGTACCAACAAAAAATGAGATACTAAAGAAATATGGTAGTATCATGAGATTGGCTTCAGATACAGTGGAATCAAACTTATGGTTACCTTCTACTTTCTTTGCTCTCAACTATACATTTGGTGGTGGTATACCATTTGGTAAAGTACTTGAAGTAGCTGGAGAAGAATCCTCTGGTAAATCCCTTATTGCATATAACTTTGCATATACTTGTCAACAACTTGGTGGGCATGTTATATGGGTAGATGCCGAACAGTCTTGGATGAACTCTTGGGCAGAAGCTAATGGAGTAGACCCAGAAAAAGTTACGGTATTAACAGATACTCGAATCGAGTATATTTCTGACGCAGTAGCAGATTTAGCAATTTACTTACGTTCTCAATTAACTAATAATGAACCGATTCTCTTAGTGATAGATTCTATTGCTGCTATGGATTGTGCAGATAACATAGATTCTAAAATGGTAGAGGGTAAGGCTGAAATGGGAGGTAGAGCAAAAGCTCTTTACAAATACTTCCGTATCAGAAGTGAATTATTCTATAGATTAGGAGTTACACAGATTTACATTAACCAATTAAGAACTGCTTTAAATGTCGGATTTGGAAAAGATAACACAACTACTACAGGAGGTGCAGCACTTAAGTTCTACGCTTCAATCAGAGCTGCCTTTTACTCAGGCAAGTCTATCACTGTTAAACAGAAAGGTAAAGAACGGAAAGCTGGTAAATTGGTCACAATCCGACTTATTAAAAATAAAGTTGCTCCTCCAAGACCTACAATCAGTAAGTGCCCGGTTTACTTCAATCCTAAGTTCCATGAAGTAGGTTTTGATAGATGCTATGCTCTTGAGGATGTATTGGTAGAAAATGATATCATAGAAAAATCTTCAGGTGGAGTATATAAGTTCAAAGGAAAAACTCTTGCAAGAGGTGAAGAGAAATTCCAAAAGCTTTTGGAAGAGGATGATGAACTTCGTCGTAAACTATTAAAGAAGGCTGAGATAAATACTATCGGTACAACTAGAAAGAAGATAGTAGCATTGACTACTAATTTATATCCAGTAGATGGAGTAGAATATGAATCATTTAACGAATCAGATGACGAGGAGGAAGACGATGAGTAAGAAAACAGTATTATTGATTGATGGAGAGAACATTCTCCATCAATCTTTTCACAAGTTCGAGAAACTTAAATCCACAGACGGTAAACCAAGTGGAGCAATATTTGGATTTTTCAAATCACTTCACATGTATCTTACCAGGTTTGAACCCAACGAAGTAGTTATAACCTTTGATAACGGTCATTCACCAGTAAGGGATAAGTTATTGCCTAACTATAAGGGACACAGAAAAAATATATCGGTTGATTATGAATCCTTGCAAATACAAAAGGCAATTATAATGAAGATATTAGGTATGCTAAGAATTTCTTATATATTTGATAAAAGGAATAAAACTCAATATGAGGGAGATGATTTCTTAGCATACCTAATTATTAATACTTATCGTTCGGATAATGTAATCTTGGTATCATCAGATAAGGATTTTAATCAACTTCTAAACAAGAACGTTAGGATATTAAATCCAAGAAAGGATGAAGTTATTCGAATGGGTAATTGTAAAGAGTTATTTGGTTATCATTCACATGAGACCGTTGAATACCTTGCAATGGTAGGTGATACTTCCGATGATATCCCTGGTTTTAAAGGTATAGGTCCAGTAACTGCAAGAAAGATATTAGATGAGTATAAATCAATCTACAAATACTTGGAAGCTAAACCTAATAAAGAGTACCAAGAAGCTTGGGAAAGGAATCGTAAGTTGATTGATTTATTCTGGTTTGTAGGTAATGTCCCTTTAGATAAGATACCTCTCAAGAGAAAGAAGACTTTCAACTATGATAAATTTAGGAAACTGTGCATAGAGTATTCTCTTGCTTCGTTCCTAACTAAAGAATTTATTAAACCATTTAAAGAGTTATCCGAATGAAAATAATGTTTGCAGGTGCAAGTGGAGTTGGGAAAACCACTTTAGCAAAAGAAGTTCCCGGGATGATTAAGTTTGATGTAACAGAATACCCTCCAGTATTGGATTTTATATCTGGTAGTGTATCAGACTTAATACCTAAAACAAAGGATATGTCTCATAAAGAGATGTTAGAAAGGGATTCAAAGGATTTGTTACTCGAAGATTTTCAGGTAATGAACCTAAGAAACAAAATGTTCAGAGATAGGGATAGATTTGTTACAGATAGAAGCTATCTTGATTTAGCTGCCTATTTCTATTACAAGCAAGCCAAGAATGTTCCTAAATGTGAAATGGAACACTTTTTCGAAACTTGCAAGATGTTACTCAATCAGCAATGTACTCACCTCATTCTATTAGACTTTACTACTGCAATGGTAAATGAATGGGTTATGGAAGATAATGGCAAACGAATAGAGAATAATTACTTCCAGTTCTTAATATCTTCTATAATGGATAACGTATTGAACTTGTGGGGATTCTTACCAACTAAGGAAATATCTTCTATCTATAAGAATATATTTAAGAATCAACTTTTGGAATATGGTGCAACAGAAGGAGTAATCAAATCCCTGTATGGTGAAACTAAAGTTCTCTGTATAAGAGAAGCTAATTTGGATATTCGTAAGAAACTTATTATTGATTTTCTTCATGAGTAAGGAAGTAGTATTTATAGCATTCTCGGATTTGCACATAAATCTATGGGCAAAATTCAATGAGAACAACAATAGGACCTTGAATAGTATCAAGGTCCTTGACGTTATTGCAGGTCAATGTGAAAAGTACAAATGTCCCGCTTTATTCTGCGGAGATTTATTTCATAAGCCAGAATCAATTGACCAAGACTTAGCAATCTTTGTTGCTGAACAATTCGATAGGTTAGAAAGTAATTATCCGAAATTCAGAATGATTTATATAGACGGGAATCACGATTTGAAATCGGTAAATCGTATTGATAGGATAACTAATGGATGGCCTTTTGTATTTCATAAGAATTTTATGAGTTGTGTTAATCTAACAAGAATCAAATGGTGTTCTTATGGAGATTACCATATTTATGGGGTTCCATATATTGATAATAATGTGGGACTAAGTGAATATCTTAAGAAACTTAAATTAGATAAGAATGTAAAGAACATACTTCTTCTTCATACGGATTATCCAGGAGCAAAGGATACTGATGGTAGAGAAGTTGATTCTGTAGAAAATCTAAATGTAAATATCTTGAATAGGTTTGATTTGATATTATGTGGTCATATACATAAACCCCAAAGACTATCAAAGAAGGTTTATATGATAGGTGCACCTAATCATCAAAGGCGAACCGATAGAGGTTGTAAGTTAGGATATTGGAAGATTTATTCAGACTTATCAATGCAATTCGTACACCTTAAGCAATTCCCTAAATTCGTAGATGTAGAATCCGAAGAGGGTATTAAGGATGATGGCAATTATTATACCGTTTTACCTAAGAAAACTAGTAACTTAGTAAATACTAACCATAAAATTACTAAGCAACTTTCTAAGAAAGCTCTAGCAAGGAAGTATCTTAAGGAAAAAGGTATAACTGAACAAGATAAGAAAGAACTACTGATTGACATACTTAAAAAAGCTGAATCATGTTAACATTTACAACAATGAACGTAGTAGGATTCTGTTCAATAGAAAACCTACATATACCTTTAAATCCGAGTTGTACCATACTTATCAAGGCACCAAATGGGAAAGGTAAATCAACTATCTTATCGGCATTGGTATGGGCAATATATGGTAAAAACCTAAAAGGAGTATCAGAAGTAACTACCTGGGAAAAGGTAAGACCTAAAGATTACCAGGGAGTAATGGTAGAGGTATTCTTTCAAAAAGGAGAACATATCTATAAAATTATCAGATGCCAGAAATGCAATATAGTTCTTGAGGATGGAGCTAAAGGTAAAGATAGGCTTATCCTTATGAAAGACAACGAGGTAGTGAATGTAAAGGGTAAGAATAAACTCCAAGATGCCATTAATGCAGAACTTGGTTTATCCTATACTCTATTCATGAACTCCATTATGTTTGGGCAGGGTATTAAAAGATTGATACAAGAATCTAATTCAGATAAGAAGAAGATATTCGAAGAAGTATTTGATTTAGAATTTCTTAACATTGCCAAAGGTATAGCTATGCAGGATAAAAATAACCTATTAGCTCAGGCAAACGAAGTAGAACACCAATCTGCTTTATTAAAGAAAGAACTTGAAGCAAATAAGGAAGCTTACTTTGATTTACGTGATAGAGAGAAAGGTTTCAAAGAAAAAATAAAGTCAGAACGTAGAGAATTAAAGAAAGATAGGGAAGACCTAACTAAGCAACTTATTAAAAAACAGCAACAACTTAAGGACGAGGTAGAGCAGAGTCTTAGGATTAAGATTAAGAAACATACTGATTATGTAGATGGTCTTAAATCTAAAATAAAACACAACCGTAATATTTCAGGAGTATCATTACCGGATTTTGTAAAGAAACTCAAGATACAGTTAGATAAAGGCCACTACAAACGTGCTAAAGAGAGCGTAGATATTATCTATAAAGCAATTATAAACTCAGACAAACTACAAGAAGAATATGAGGATGCTCTGGGTAGATTGGATGAGTTGAGAACTACGAATGAGAAGTATAAGAGACTTCAAAAAGAATGTGATGATATTGCTTCTGATATTGCTGATATTGACGAGGAGTTGGAAAAGCTCAAACAAGAGAAACTTAAGGTTATGTCTCCTAAATATAAAGAGAAACTTAAAGAGATTAGAAAAACTCTTCGTAAGGTAGATGAGGATTACCACAATAAAGAGTTGGAGTTAGAAAACTACAATTGGTTAATCAATGACCCTCTCGGTAACAATGGAATCAAGGCTTACTTATTCGATTCATCTTTGGATATGTTAAATAGAACCCTTGACAAATATTCTCAAGTATTGGGATTTAGGATTGAATTTAATATAGACCTGGGTACTGCTAGAAAAGAATTTTTTACTCTAATTGAAAGAGATGGGCAAATTATTGATTATGATGAACTTAGCGGTGGAGAAAAACAATTGGTAAATGTGGCAATGGCATTTGCAATGAACGAATCTCTTACAATGTCTAAGGGTATAAACCTTGCCTTTTTGGATGAGGTATTCGAATCATTAAGCTCTGATAATGTAGAAGTAGTAACCTCTTTAATCAGACATACTTTTGCAGATAAAACCCTATTCTTAATTACCCATTTAGATTCTCTTCCTCTATCAAATACGAAAATCCTGCAAGTCGAAAAAGTCAATGGCCTAAGTAGTTATAATTTACTATAATGTTATAACTACAAGACATTAACCTATGAACTCAAAAAATAAAGGAAACAGATTTGAAAGAAAAATAGGAGCCTGGTTTACTCAGTGGACTGGGTTCAAATTTGAGAGGAATCGGGCAGGTTCAGGAGCTTGGCATTCTAATAAGGATGCCACTTCTGATTTAACCTGTACTGATGAAAAACATGCTCATCGATGTAAGATATCCATCGAATGTAAAAACTACAAAGATATCAAATTCGAACATGTACTGCTTGGTAATAAAACTTGTGATATCCTAAGATTTTGGGAACAAGCAAGCAAGGATGCTAAAAGGGCAAATAAACTCCCTATATTATGTATGAGGTATAACTCTATGCCTGCAAATGAATTTTTCTTTGTAGTAGAAGGGGGACCTGGTACTCTGGGAGATTTTATATGGGTACAATCTAAAAAACCAAGTATGTCAATCAGTACTTCAGTTAATCTTTATGTATTTCTTGCAAGTGATATTCTGGAGAATGTTAATTATAAGCAAGTACATAAGCAAGCTAAGTTAATCATTAAAAAGAAATAATATGAAACGTATCCCTTATTCTTATTGTATTTTCTACATAGAACGAAAGTATTATCAGAACATTAATAAAGAACTTAAAGAAAAGGGATATAAAAAAGTACGTGCCATTATCCCTACGATAAACGTTTTAAAGAAAACTGCAAAGGGTAAGATGATATTCGAAGAAGTACCTATCTTATTCAATTATGGTTTTATCAAGATGCCCACGGAGTTAGCGTACTCTAGACCTTTTCTAAACAAACTGAAAAGAAGTATATCAGGTATAAGAACTTGGTTAAAGTCTACAGAGACTCTTCATGAAAGAAAGAAGAAAGCTAGAATAGATAACTCTGAAGACTTCGATGATTTCTCATTAGTAGCTACATGCACCAGAAATGATGTTAAAAGGTTTAAGAGAATGGCAAAAGAAGGAAAGAAATACTCTGTAGACGATTTGATGAATGTTAAGATAGGAGATTACTTAGTACTTAAAGGCTATCCTTATGAAGGAATAGATGCTACGGTATTAGGTATAGACCACATAAATAAAATGGTACAACTTCTTTTATATCCGGAAATGGGTAAAATGGAAATATGGTTACCCTTTGATAACGTAATCTATAGCGTGTACCAGAATTATGACCCAGATAAGTTATATGCTAACTCCCAAGATTATGACCCAAATGAGATAACAAGTGAATCAATAGATAAAATAATGGATTTTAGGAGGAATTAATATGAACGATGCTCAGAAGAAAGCTTGGGACTGCTTAAACGAAATAGAGAGGCAGTCTTTATTCCTTCAGTTATCAGAAAGCAAATCCTCATGGGAAGCTGGTGAAATTTTAAAGTTGTCACATTACAAGTATTTAGAAATCAGAGAAAGGTCAGAAAAGTTTTTCAGATTATTCTCTGATTTTTTCGAGTTACACACTTCTATTTTTCGACCTGACTGCCCTTGCGAACGAAGCTTTTGTGATTTTATTGAAGGATGTATTGAAAAGAGATTAACAAGGAAAGAAGCTAGTCTATATACTGGAGACTCTTCTAACTTACTCTCAAAGGTAAGCAATAGTAATATCGAAAGAAATATGAAAAGACTCAAAGAATCAGAAGACCCCTGGGACTTAGATTCAATGAGGTTAATTCTAGAGTTCGATAGGTGGAATAACTTTAGGATTCTACCAAGAATGCTACAACAGCCTTCTGCATTTAAAAGGCGGTTGAATAAGAAGGACAAGATATACATTAAATACCTTTTAAACCGAGTACCAGAATGGATGCACACAAAACTGAAAGAAAGGTTTAGATATAAAGTAAAGCCTGGTAAGAAGAAATACTGGGTATGCTTAATATCAGAAGAATTATATACAGATGGATATCTATTAATGCCAGTAAGACCTTTAGATGAGGTAGTTAGTGAATTTAGTAGATTTTATATGTATGTATTCGAAAAGAAAGATGATGCAGATACATTTGGATTTATGGTATCCAAGTTTATGATTAAAACAGTTGATGTAAAATTGGGACAACGCTTCTGGCCTGAGTACAGATGCTGCGTGGAAAAAGCAGTAAACTATAATCAAGTGAATAATATAGAATTCAGTATTAAGAAACTTGATATGGCCTTCAATGCTGATAAGGTTAAAAAGAAAAGGAAGAAAAAGCCTAAATCAACGGCTGCTGAACGCATATCAGATACCTCAGCTTTTTATAAAAATAAGTAGAAATATTTCTTTATATAAATAAAAAGTATTATATTTGCAACAAATTAAAATAAAAGATATGAGAAAGAACAAAAAGAATAAACCAGCACCCTCAAAAGAAAAAGCCAGTTTCCTTGGTTCAGCCGGGAGGAATATGACTTACAGGGATTTAAAAAGAAAAGCCATAGTATTGGGTATGCCTTTCCCTGATGCTTGTGCTGCTGGAGTTTTCGATTTAATTGGTTATATCGAAAGGTCAACTAATAAACCAGACAAATCATTGATTGACCAATATGATGATTGGATGGATAAACAATTGGAGAACATAGGTTATTCAAAAGATGACCCTCTAAGGAATTCAAAATTAAGGCTTGGGTTTCTCGGAGAAGAAGGAGAAGATGGGCAAAGAAAATCCAAAAGGGTTCCAGGAATAAAAAAGCCAAGGGAAAAGAAACCACCAAGAGAAAGGGATGAATTCAATCTCATCAAGGGAACTAAGAAATCTTATGTATGGTCATTGGTTGCAAAGGGTTACGATTTAGAAAGAGTAACTAGAAGGATGAAAAAGAAGTTCCCAGATGCAAACGATAAATCAATAACACTTTGGTTTAGAACTGCAAGGAGGACTATGAACAATGGTAAAGCTAAAGGAAAGTAGTAGGGAACCAATCCGAGAAGATAGATATTATATATGGACATGGAGACCAGATACAACCAACAAACATATTACCGAAAAAAGTTTATATCGGAAACACTTAACCGGTATACCTTATTTCACAAGGTATCAAATAAAAAAGACTTTGGTTTATATGTACGGAGTAGATGTTCTTCAATATATTCATATCATATCAGGCAGGAAATTACTTAGGCAAGGGATAAGAACACTTCAAGATATGAATGGTCTAAGACATAAATCTGGTTCTACTAAATTCTGGTATAAAGGGAGATTAGTAAAAGCCAGGAAGTTTATTATCCCGGATGAATATAAAATTGATAAACACAGAAGACGAAGGTTCATGGTTCAAATGCACCGGGTCTTTAAATCAAAAGGAAAGAAGGTATTCAATGAAAGGTACTCACAAAAATTGTATGGACAACGGGAAGGCATATCTTCCAAGTATATCCGGAAGAAGAGAATACAAATCCATTCTGCTATCTTACAGGATTTACAACAGGCTGAGTCAAGAGGAAAAGCATAAATATAATATTTTTTCTTTGCAATATCCACCATTGGTATGTTCCTTGGCCTTGTATCTAAGAAAGAAATTAGATATCCCGATACAGAAAGTACTATTTATCAAAGCACAAAGGGATATGCTTGATATCTTTTATGGTGAATCTTTAAATCATTTGGGATGGCAACCAAAAGAAAGGTTCTTAGTAAAAGCTTTAAGATTTCAGGGATTCACTCCTGTAAGCAAATATAGGATGAGAAGTAAATATGCCTACATTATGACAAACAGGATGCTAGAAAATGAATATTGGGTATTTCCCATGAGATTAGCTGATAACTATAAATCAATGCAAAATCCAAAATACAAATTCTATACCGAAGTATTTGGTAAGGTTGGTATTCCTGGAATAATTAAAATTAAATACAGCAATGGAAACTAAAAACCCAGTACCGGAAGTAAAGGTACATAATCAATTAAATCCGTTCATGGGTAAATCTTTTAAGGTTAATACCTATAATGACCAAGATGAAGTTATCGATACAGAAGATGTAAAGATAGAATCTCAAGAAGAACTAAAGACCGTAATTGATGAGGTAAAACAATATAATATTGCATTTGCTTATCTTACGGGAAGCGAAAGAAAATACAAGAAACTTATAACAGAGTGATATAACTATTGATTATTAACATTTAAACATTTACGAAAATGGTTAAGAAAAAAGAAACCAAAAAGGTAGAGTTAAAGGAAGTATCTCGCAAAGAGATTAATGGTGCAATCATCATTACTTACGAAGATGGCTCAGTAAAAATTATCCCGGCTCCTATTATGTTGTCTGCCGAAGAAGCAAAAGACTTCTTTGCTTCAGAAGAGGAAGATGATGACGAGGAAGAAGAAGAAGAAGAAGAAGAAGAAGAAGAAGAAGAGGACGATGACGATGACGAAGATTCCGATGAGGATGACGACGATGAGGACTCTGATGATGAAGATGAAGATGACGAGGATGATGAAGACTCGGACGACGACGAAGATGAAGACGAAGAGGAAGAAGAATTAACCGGTGAAGCTCTTGCCGAAATGGACTTCGAAGAACTGGAAGATGTTTGCGATGACAAAGACCTCGAAACAGACCCGGACGATTACGAAGAAGACGATATCGAAGAACTTCGCAAAACAATTGCCAAAGAATTGGGTCTCAAACTCCCGGCAAAGAAAGAAGCCAAAGGTAAAGGCAAAAAAAGAAAGAAGTAATTCATTCTCCGGCTATGAAGGTTGGGCTAAAGCAATAGCCCACCTTTATCATAAGAAATAACTATTGTTCTATTAAATAAAACTAAAACTTAAAAGATTATGGCAACTAAGAAAAAAGAAGACACCAAGAAGAAAGGTGGCAAAGAAAAAGATGCTGAAAAAGAAGCAAAACGTAAAGCCCGTATGGAAGCTTTGAAAAACCGTCCTGCTGAGCAACGTCCAAACAGCAAGCAAATTGATGTTATTAAAATCAATGATAAATCCGAAGTTCAGAACTACGGTTACGCAGTAAAGAACAAAGAAGGATATCAGGGAGTGGTGGTAACATCAGTTCTGGTCATCGACGGTAAACCAACTTCTACATCCGTAACATTCGTACCGGGCAATCTAACCGTAAAATCCAAAAAAGGACACGGTATTATCTGTAACCCGAAAGCTAAAAAGGCTAAGGGCGAAGAAGAGGAAGCCGGAGACGAAGATTAAACTTCTATCCCTTACTTATTAGCGAGAACATCGCTAATGGTTTGCATAGTTTATTAGTATTTCAAAAATTATTGGGAGCCTATTGCCTGAGAAGGTAGTAGGCTTTATTTATTTTATAGGTTATGGAAGACAAAGGAGAAATCAGAAAGAATATAACTATTCTTGCATTAGATAATCTTATTCAGAATTATACTAATGCACTAGAAGATAAAGATATGGACCCTCCCTTATCGAATGAAGAAAGGGAACTCTCTGAATTAATTATTAAAGAAGCCAAAGATATGCTAACTGAAATGGCAATCGAAAATAAACCAATACCAAGACCATCATGGAAGAAATGAATTTAAGAACCATTATACAGGGTATTCAAGCCGTATTAAAAGATATGGAATATACTCGGTATATGATTAAGGTTACTCCTCCTCATAAGAGAGGTAAATATCAAACCCATGTTATTCACCTTCAATATCTTAAACGTAGGCTTAAGGATTTTAAGGGTAGGCTAGATAAAAAACTAAAAGGTACTATCAGTACTGTAAAGTTTAAATATGTTAATTATTCAGATGGACGAGAAATGGTTGCAGAACAAACTTTTGTCAATCTTACTGAGCAAGAAATAAAGGATGCCTTAGAACTTGGAGCCATTCTTGAAAATGCAAGTATAGAAATCCTAGAAATTAAGGAAATCCCTACTTCGATTAGGATATTATAACTATGGATAATTACTAAGGAAATTTCAATCCACTTAAAAATTTTAGAAACATGAAGAAAGACAAGAAGAAAGACAAACCGGCTAATAAGACTCCGGAACTTTCAAAGGCTAAAAAGGCATTGGATGCTTATCTCAAAGAGAACAACTTGGACCCTCAAAAGGATTGGTCAAAAGACAAGAAACATGGTAAAAAGGTTACTGAACTCTTGAATAAGCTCAACAAGGAAAGAGACAAAGTCGCTGCCCAGTATCCTGAAAAGGATTTAAAGAACGAAGCCAAATTGGTAAAAATGAAAAAAGCCAAAGAAGATGAAAAGGCTTCAAAGAAAAAAGAGAAAAAAGAAAAGAAGGAATCTGCTGGCCGAGTTACCAAATACGATTATCCTCTCATTGATGGTCGGGAAATGACTTCCGATGAAAAGAAGAAATATCGTATGGAACAGAGAAGACTTGCTGCCGGTAAAGCTCCGAAGGAAGAAAAACCCAAGAAGGAAAAGAAAGAAAAGGCAGAAGCCACCGAAAAGGCTGCTCCTGCAAAGAAGGACAAAAAGGCCAAAGATAAAAAGAAAAAGAAGGCCAAAAAAGAAGAAGATTAATCTCATATCTTATTAAGTATTCGTTAATGATGTAAAGGCCTGGCAAATCACTTTTGTTCAGGCCTTTCTTTTTTAATATCAAGACTTTATGGAAGAAAAAACCTATAAACCCAAACTGCGTATCACTACACTTGAAGATAATGGCTCCTATATTCAGGATAGATTGGTAGATGCGTATACCGAAATGAATTCAGGGCCAAAGGTACAACATAAGGGACCTATAAGAATAGAGGTAACTCTTACAAATAAACAAGATGTCGAGAATTTTAAGAATTACTTAGATAAGCTTGTAGGTAACTTACCAATCAAAGAACCCTCAGTGGGAAGAGGGAGACCCTCTACTGGTAGTAAACAACTTACTGAATCACCTCGGGAAGATATTCTTGCAGATGTAGAGAAAATGGTTGAAGAAGGTAAGAGCCAACAAGAGATTATTAAGTATTTAAGGGAATTGGGATTTGTCTTTATTCTTACAGAGGACTTTCTTTTTCACTTTCCAGGATTCGAATTCAACAGTAAGGATGTGGGAGAAGCCACTGATAACAAGCAATATCCCAATTCATACTCCTGGATGGCAAGATGTATCAAACGAGCCAAAGACCCCAAGGCAGATAAATTCGACCCAATGGTCATCTTCGGCTTTAGTATCCTTGGTGGACCATCGAAGAAAATTGTTCCGTACCTTTATAAAGAAAGGAAGAAACCGTTAAGGGCCTCTGTTGGTAAGAAAACCATATCCTTCTCTCAAGCAGAGTTCACAAAGTTCCCTAAGTTTATGCTTGAAGAAGAACGATTAAAGTTCTCTGCAGAACAACGCCAATTACTTCTCAACTCAGAGAAAAAGCCTTCAAAGTTCTTCGTGAGATGGTACAAGGATGTAATATTCCCTGACTCAATCAAACAGAAAATCGAAGAAGCTATCTCTAGATAGACAACCTCTACCTCAGTATTTAATAAAAGAGTATTATTTATTAAAATAAAATTCTTATATTTGTATAACGAAAATAAATATTAAAAATGGATGCAGAAACCAAAGAGGTAGTAAAGAACATTGCTCAGATTCAAATTGAGGCATTGACTAATATCAAAAACAATATCACTACAACAGAACCTGATTTACTCAGGAAGTTGTTACAGATAAACAATGAAGAGATGCTTGATTCAGTCAATCATCATATTCAGATTTACGAAGAGATATACGAAATGCCTCAATTGATAAAGACTCTGAACGAATATCAATTATACATCTGTTCTCATATTCTATTCAAAATGGAAGACGAATGGATATATGATTTATCCCAAGGAGTTTACGGAGCATGGGAACTATTACATAGAGAAACCAATAAATTTCATCCTGAACTCACATTAATAATTTAATTTAAAAATGGACAAGAACGAATACTTAGAATCAGTTGAATTGAACACTGGAGTTGAAATGATTCCTTGCGAATCATCAAACGTTGAAGGCTACGGATACGACTCCAAAAACAAACAACTTTGGATTGCTTTTAAAGGCAACAAAGTTTACTGTTATGATGGTGTACCTAAAGAAATCTGCAATGAATTACACCTAGCAGAGTCCAAAGGTAAATACGTTTCTTCTAATATCCGAAACAAGTTTAAAACCACAGGCTATGAACTCAGGTCTTAGAAAACTACCTATCATAGGGTTAGCAGGATTTATACTAATTGGATTGGCTATAGGCTCAAAACCTACACCCGATGCAAGCAGGATAAATCCTGCTCCGTCGTTTAAAAAGAACGATGTACCAGAAACTAAATATAGTTTCTCATTTGCAGATAAGCCTAAGTCATTAATGGATTCAATCCAGGAAATGGCAAACAAACTTGGGAAAAGAATCTACGAATATCAGGTAGAAATAGAAATCATTCCAGAGAATCAAATCTACCAGATAAGTAATTCTGGATATCAACAATACGAAGTTACTAGAAAAGGAGTGGGATACTCCCATACATGGGTTAAATTTTATACTGATAAGAAGTTAACTTATCAAGATGCTATTAAGTTTGCAGAGAAATATCCAGAAAAATGTATACCTTTTGTACCTGCTCCCAAGGATAAATCAGAACTCGATTATTATAACGAAAACCTGGACGAATATTTATCAGACCCAGAAAACGAGATAGATTATGCTCCAGAGATCTTCGACTTCTTAGCCGATTAACCTCAGCTATTTAAAAATATTCTTTTTATTTTATTGTTATATAAAATATTATTCTTATATTTGCAATGTGATAAGAAATTAATTCATTTATAAACATTTTTAATATAGACGTTATGAAAAAGAATGAAAACAAGGTTGCTAACCTTATCGGTAACAAAGTTGCTCAACAATTAGAAGGAATTAAGGATGCTACATCCAAGTCTAAAACTACTAAGGCCCATGGAACTAAAAAGACTAAGGCTCAATTGGTAGAAGAATCCCAGGAAGCTGCCAAGAAATTTGCAGGTGCCAAATTGGTTCAGGTTACTCCGGAAGAACCCAAACCAACAAAGAAAACCTCTAAAAAAGCAGAGGTAGTAAAAGATGTTGAAAAACAACAGAAACCCTCCATCATCGAAAAGGTAATCTCCAACCGGGAAGTAAAATACGTATACCCAGAGGATATAACCGATACCCTGGCCCGGAAGAAATGGAGACAACAAACTCGTAATGAACTTCACAGACTTGAACGGGAAATGTTCCGTATCAAGGACCAAAACTCCAAAGAATACAAGAAAGCTGCTAAGGCATACGAGGACTTCAAGAACAAAGTCCTTAAGCCAGAACAAGTTGCTTGATTTTACCTCTCAGGGAAGGTACCCAATATCAGAGTACCTTCCTCATTGTATTAACCTTCTAAAGGTATAAAAATGGATTACACTATATTCTCCGCAAAGGAGATGTTAAAGCAAGACAAGGAGTTGGTGGAGTTGCATAAGAGATGCGTTAAAACCCACTTAGTTCAACGTTCACTTAAACATAGGAAGATTAAGAAGTTCTTTATTGTATACGACTGGTATATTAACACCAGTAACATAAGAAACTTCTTTTTCAGGCCTGTACCAATATTTGTGCAGGCATTACTCTTGGGACAATTAGACGAAATATCAGATTATGTAAATAAAGACGGTTATGGTAAGAAACATAAGAAAAGAAGAAATAGAAAAGGTTGAGGTAACTTATATCAAAGGTAAGTATGCCTATAAAACCCAATATAATGTAATTAGTGGGAAGAAGCATGAGATACTTTATGCAGGACCAGTTAATGCTTTGCAACCTGCACTAGAGAATATTCTGATGCTGGTTAGAAATCCAACCAGAAGAATCTGTACAGATTCTAGAAAGATACTAAGGAAACTTGAGGAAAAGGCAACTAACCTAAATAACTTCAATGACGAAGGTATAACCCATATAATAATCTACATATGTTCACGAATATAGTCAAAGACCTATACATAGGTAAATCGAAACTAAATATCCGATTTCAGAATCAAATCATAGAGCCTGAAACCATAGTAGATAGTTTGGGTGTACCTTATCCTAAATTAAAGGAATATCCTACCTTTCCGGACTATGTAGTAATAGGTAACTTTGATGGCAAGGATATTTTTAACATTCAACTGGGAGAAAACCCTCATATATTATTAATCACAGGAATTCCCAAAGGTGCCAAGACTTTAGATTGGTACAGGGTAAAGGAAGCAATCTGGTCCTCCTATTATGAGGATAATTATCGAGGATATTTATTCCAGGTCCAGGATGCAACCAAGAAAGTAACACTAAAGGCTTATCCTTTAGAAACCATTAAAGAGTAAATATATGGAAGCAATAGATTACGTAAAGTTATTTAAACTCGACCAAGAGAATTACGACTTCAAAAGGGAAGAGTTTATTTCCGAATTGGGTAAAGAGTTTCTAGATTATTGCCAAACTACTACCATTGGCATTAACCCTAAGACTCATAAGTTATATTATTATCGGTTCAAGGAAATCATTAAGAATTTCGAAAGTAAATTCTGGGCAATATCCAAGCTTAAGGTAGGTGAAGGATTTACACAGAACCTATGGAATGCTTTCTTTGCTACTCAGGTAGTACCATTAAGAGCAAAGATGTTCCCAGATATTCAACAGTTCATTGAAAAAAGGAAGAAGGAATACCTCAATGAACAAGACAAAAAACAATCTACCTATAAAAAGGGAAGTCATGGCAAAGGAAATCCAAGACCTTCACGGCAATAAATTTATTGCCAAAGATTGGAAACTTTGCCTTAGTATTCCGATAGGCAAATGTGATAAATTAATTTTCACCAGGGATTATGTCTCTGGTGATTCTTTTAATTTGGCAGTGAAAAAGAAAACCTATAAGGCATATTTCTATAACCTTAGTATTAATTGCTATGTATGTTATAAGTTAGAGCTAGTAGGATATGATGAATCTAAAGATATAAGAAAGGCTTATTTATATGGCAAAAGAAGATAAGATAACAAGATTCCCTCGTCCTATGGGTACTACTGCAATGGCTTTAGAATACCAGAAGACACATGAAGAGGAAGCATTGATTAAGGTACAGAATTACCTTATTAATCAATGGTTAATGGGTAATGGTGTTTTGTGTGGAGTAACCTATGATATCAATTCATTCTCTAATAGACTAGGGATTGATATAGAATATGTACGAGTATTCATGAGAGACAGATTATTGTCTTCTAGAATATGGGATAAAGATAAACAGGAAGAATTACTTAACGCGTTACTGGGAGAACAACTAGCATGGGCATTAGAGGATAGAATGGAGATATCCCACCAGTTGCAAATCTTAAGAGATTCTCAAGGAGGTAAATATACTCCTTTCATTTCGTCCGAGGTTAATAAGACATTGAAGCTTAAGTTGGAATCTTCTACATCATTACAATCAATCATTCGTAATCTTACTGGAGGCAATACAACTAATATCTTCAATCAGTTCAATCAACAGAATAATCTCAATGCTGAGAATACTATCTCGATAGAGGAAGCAAGAACTATCGTATTAGAATCTCAAAAGGTACTTACTAAAACTGAAGAAGCAAAACTCTTAGAGGACAAATACGATATCAATTCATTGCCTGAAGTAGTTGCAACTAAGCAAGAGGGAGTAGATACGTCCAAGGAGGGCCTTAATCTTAATAAGAAAGAACTCAATCAAATTACAGATAACTATAAGGCTGCTATGGAAATATCCTCTAAAGAACACCATGAATTACGTAGGGAGATTGAAATGAGGATTGATACTGATTCATATGACCCAGAGATGGATAGGTACTTAGAGGATGATGAAATATTAGAGGCAGAGGAAGATACATCCCTTGCTGCATCATTCCTAAACAAAAGAAAATAACTTAGAGGCTACCTATTAATGGTGGCCTCAGTTGTGTATATACAGATTTGCATATTAAAATTAAAAGTATTATATTTGCATATCAATTTAAAAATAGACAAATATATGGAAACATTAGACCCCGAATGTAAAAAGACCAAGATTAAGAACATCAATCAGGGTACTTACTTTAAACTTAAACCCACTACTACTGCACCAGTATGGGTAAGAGGAGAATATGAACGCTCATTAGGCAAATATTCTTGCTTTAAATTCGATGATACCAACCATGAGAAATTCATGAAAGGTTCTCAGGACGTATATATTAACTTTACATTTTAACACATGTTCAACTTATTCAGAAAGAAAAAGAAAATCAGAGTAATCAAAAGCCGCAGACTTATTACTCTACAAAAGTTAGAGGGTATGGAAGATACCTTTAACATTGCTATGCACTTCGAGTTAGAAGACTTTCATTCAAGAGTTCAAACGATACTCAATGAACTTCATATATACGATGACCAGGTATATGTTAATGCGTACAAAGAATACCAAGACCATTACAAGGTATATGATAGAGTACCAGTATTATTGCTCTATAAAATACCAGTATTATTTGCTAATTCATACCCGGGAATTGAGGCACAGACAGATAAGGAATTTGCTTACCAATTCTACATTCCAGATATGTCTTACTATGAGGCTCTACCAAAAGAGTTTAGATTGAATGAGGAGATTGAGGATAATTTTAAATCTATGTATTCAAAGGTATATCCATATTTACCAGATAGTAAGGTATCAGTAAATGAATACGTAGATATTATCCGGTTTAATTATTGCAAGAACTGGGATGTACTTTGGAATAATCCTCAATCAATCGTAAACTACTTTGATGAATGTATGGATATCATTATGTCATTTGCAGATGAAGATTGCTTGGTAGTAGTAAGTAATATCCTTGAAAGATGTGCTGAAGAACTCAAAGAGAAATTACGAACCCTTAAAAATAACAAAGATGAACAAGTTTAGATTCAAGGTATCTACCATGTTAGAACAGGTAGAGGACGATTACATTAAATTCGTGGGAGATAACTATGGTGTAAACCGGGATGAGTTCCTTAAAGACTTCAAGGATAAACTTAATCTTGAAAGTCATCATGTATCTACAGTACATGCAGAATTACTTGAATACGAACCAAATCGTATCATCATTCAGACCTCTAAGTATAATACCATATCAAAGGAATATAAAGACCATTACCTTTGGGTATTTACTAATAAGGGAGACAGAAAGTACGATTGGGACTTAAACAGATTCCGGGTTCTGCCTCAGTAATTTAAAGATAGATTATTAATTTGTTTGCAGATTAAAATATTATTTTTATATTTGTACATGAATTAATAATCTATCAAAATTTTATAACTATGCAAACCAAGTATTACTTATCATTCGAACAAGTTGGAATCATTAGACGTATTCCACTTAAAGAACAGGACCCCGATATGCAGGGAATCTTAGATGCCTTTATCAAAGCCTTCAGAATCGCTAACGAATTGGGAGATGAGGAAGAAGTTACTACTCCAGACTTAATCAATTCTCTTAACCATATTGATGACATTTACATTGATACAGTAGAGATTTACGAGGACGGATTCGAAATGATTGAACAGAAAGTACCTCTAGGAGATGCTAGCAAATGTGTAAGGAACCTCTTACAGATTATTCAATACAACGATGCTTTTGATTTAGCTGCTAATAATCTTGCTCTTGAGATTAAAAACAGTGTAAGATTCCATTGGAGACAACTTAACCCAGGTTCTTCAACTCCTGAACCTGAGTTCATAAATCAATTCTACGAAGAAGTAATTAACCGTTTAAAAACAAAAATATAATGCTAAAAATCGTATTTACCTCAGAAGACAATGAAAATTCTATGTTCGGCATAGAGGAATTCCCTATCTCAGCAGAACATGCCTCACAATTAATGCGAGGCGATATGTGCATAGAGAGGTTCTTGAACGATAACCTAAATGCTCCTGATGACATTTCTCGATTCAAAGGCCTTCTCCTAGAAGGAGATACCATTGACCATGTTACAGTTGCTATCAAATTTGAACCAGAATCCGATGTCAAAGAAGACATTAAAAAGCATCTGGTTAATGAACTATGGGAAACCATATATGATACTCTTTGTAGCTCAAAGGATACCATAACCCAGGAGACTATAGAAATGCTTCATTCCAATATCGATGCTTTCTACAAACAAGAAGTTACCCGGGGAGTAAAGCCATTCAAAAAGAAGAAACCTTCTTATCAGAGTTAACAAATCAATCAAAAGGCAGTCAATCCAACTGCCTTTTCTTGTATGTAGAACCTCAGCTATATTAAAATAATTGCATGAATAAAGTAATATTTAAAATAAAATGCTTATATTTGTAGTGTAATAATTAAATAATAAAAATATGAAAACAACAACATCTAAATCCTCTATCCAGAACTTAGAAGAGGTACTTAAAAGATTCCTTACTAACAAAAACACTTTCTCCCTCTGTAATGGAGAAAAGGAAAACCTAAAGGCTAACTTATACGAGTTACTTAGTAAGTTATACGATAACTATCAACTTGCCTGCATTGATATCAATCAAATCTGGGTATACGAAACTTGCTATTATACATTTACATTTGAAAGCCTGGTTACAGTAGACCGACCAAGAGAAAACATCATTGCCGATGGCTGCATACGATTTATGCAAAACTTTACCGATGGTGACGGTATCTTTATATCGTTCACCAAACTGGATAGAAATCATTGGGTTTACCAACTTAACTTCGGAATATCATGAACGAAGAAGAATTAAAATCTCTGGCCTTACAGTTACATAAGGCACAGATACAAGAATATCCCTGGGTCTCAGCAGACCCAGAGGATGCTGAATCCTATATTAGGACTTACGGAGATACTAACGTACATTTGTACTACGATTATTTACTTGCTAACAACATAGGAGAAGTAGAATTATGAAAATCAGAGCTATTTTAGAAACAGAAACAATGGACCCTGACTTCAAGGAACCATTTTTAAACGGAATGCCATTTGACATTACCGAGTCAACATTTGATAGAATCGTACGCTATGCTTCTGGATGTACCGATGTTCAACAACCAGATGTAATTGCCATGGTTATTCAACATTCTTTGGATAACCGTAAAGAGTTATCAGAATTACTTGACAGATGTAATCATACTACACAAATGAGAGTACTTATACCAGTACCAATCTCTTCAATTACCTTTATCAATCAGTACCAAAATACTCTTAAAAAGGCATTAAAGGAGAGAATCAAAGGAACACTGGATGGCCTATCAAAAGAACAACGTGCAGAACTCCTTAATGAGGTACTTAATGAAACTTTAAATGAGGGTTCCCTTAACGATGATTAACCAGTTGTTTTCATATCTATCCCAGAGGCAGGGGCTCTTAGTTAGGTTAGAGCCTGCCTCTACCTCAGTTATATTTGCATATATTATTTATTATTCTTATCTTTGTAGTGAGAAATAAAAATATATTTATTCATTTTAAAATAGACAACAACATGGTTAATCTTTACAAACTCACCAACTTCCTTGAATCTGGGATGACAATATTCCAGCTCAATCAATGGAAAAACGAAGGTATCTGGTATCCAATTACTCAATACAAAAAGCCTTCAAACGAAATTGAGGTAGTCACCAACCTATTTATCCCAATCGATACGGAAACACCACGTTATCACATTCAATTAACTGCTAACTATGATGCTAGCGAAATGGATGAATGGAAACGATTCCTAGAGGATAACCAATGGAAGCTATACCCATTACTCAAAAACATCATGGATGTATTCTTGCCACATTCAGATTATGGATATCGAATCCTATATACCTTATACCCGGAAGGATTCATATCAGTACTTGCTGAAGAATTACCTGCTGAACCCTACATACCCTTGAATCAACAAATTAAATCAGAGGAGGACTAACTATGACACCATCAAAGACTTATCTTAAATTCCAAGAGACAAGATCCAAAGAGGACCTTGATACTCTTAATGGGTATTTACTCAGACTGCAACAAATCTCGGTTATCCTAAATGGAGATACAGAACTTTCCAATGAGGAAGAGAACAAACTATATGACGAAGACGAAACCCTAACAGACAAAGTCTTACGATTATTATTTGGAGATACATTCTTTACCTTCATTGCCGAATACAACCTCGATGGATACGATTCCTGGGAGGATACTGTCGAAGACTTAATTGAGGACTTATGTACCCATCGTGAATCACATGAAGCCTAATATTATACTTATCTTAGTCATGGGAGGAATTATCCTAATAATGGGTGCATCCTCCCATCCTACTAGCGAAAAACCTTTAACTTATGAGAATACTCATTGCTTAATATTAATAATATGCTAGAACAGTCCAAATTTTTAGTATCCTTTGATTGCCAAAACGAAAAGTTCTGCGAAGAATTAATCATAACCTATAGAACTGAGGAACTAAGGCCATACTTAATATTCCCAAGGGTAAAACTAAATCCTAACCACCTTCATGTATATCATACTAAAAGGATAATCTCAGAACTTATAGATATGCCATACTCTTCCATCGAAATAGTTGACCTTATAAGGCTCCAGTAAGTAATCGGGGTTATTGCATATTTAAAATATTATTCTTATATTTGCATAAACATTTAAAAATAGACGTTATGAATGAAGAAAGTAAATTAATCGAATTATTTAAAAAATACCCAGAGTATAACCAAGAACTAAAACATTACGGAAAATGAAACTAAAAATCACAACCTTAGTAATCGTAGAAGAGGGCCAAGTCCAAGACATCTACCATTCACTTGAAGATAACCAAGACAAGGCTTATCAAGAAATCATAAACCAGGTAAATGCTGAATATGGAGACGGAGGAGTATTACAATTCCATTCTCTACGGGGTATCAAGGAATACTTCGAAATCGTACATATCCAAACCCAAGAACTAACATCAATAGGATTCAAAACCGCAATATTAGACCTATGAAAAAGAAATCCAAGAACCAAGTATACATACCTCACCAGGATAAATGGAATGAACACTTTCCTACTCCAGGTAAACCAAATCCCAATTACTACACAGACTCAGGTGCAATCTTCAACAAGCACCTACGTACCCAAAACAAATTAAAACAGAAAAGGAAATGAAAACCCTACTACTAATCCCAGTAATCCTATATACCTGGTTATCATTAACCCACAGGGATAAGATATACCATCAAATACCAAACCCCACCAACAAACAAAAATACATATACTTAATCCTACAAGGCCTACAGATAATCCTATTAATCCTATTAGAAACTGTAATCCTAAGATACACCTAACCCCAAACAAATATCAAAATAAATACTAAAGCCCAGTATGAACAATAAACAAAATCACACTGGGCTTAACTATGTTACATACATATCTAAGATACAAATACCTAATATCATATAATACTAATCAATATAACTAATACAATATTGAAGGCCTTCCGGGGGTATTGGGATTAAGGCAAACTTCTAGGCCTAGCCCCCCTACCACTATACAACACCACTACTCTATAGCTATCTAACACATATGTCTCAAGGTCCTAAGGCTATATAACCCATTGCCTAAAAGGCCCACAACAATAGCCCATTGGGGTACCTAAATCCGATAAATCCTAGACCCCTAATGGCCCTTTATATTAGTATATATTATATAGAAATTGGTTAGGATTAGGCAATAGGATTTGTAGGATTAGGCATTAAAATATACCATTCATGGCCATCAAATTTATTGGGATTATATAAAATTGTAGGCTGTTAGGGGTACCTAAAACTAGTAAGTATGTTATTAATGGCCCTTGTAGTTAGTTAAAAAGAAACTAATAATGGCTAGAAGAGATATGGATTATGTAACTGTTTGATTATTAATAAGTTAAGTAGCCTTAAGACATTATCCATTAGGGGCCTCAGTAGGATTTGCATAAATAAATAAAAAGCATTATATTTGCACTATAAACAATTAAAAATATATAGATATGAAAACAGTACAATTTAATTCAAACAACATCCTTTGCGGTAACAATTACCCTATTGCCTATTATTATCCTATGGCCAAGGACCTGGTAATCATTTCTACTGGCCCTGACGATTCTATTATCGATGACTCTGTGGGTTACTCAGAATATATCATTCCTATCCTAGAAGCCATTCAAAAGACTTCTATTAAGGCATACCGGTTATATCTTGCTTCGATTACTTCTATGGTTACCGATTATAAAGGTACTCATACCTGGATATTCACTACAGACACTACCTATTCCGATGCCGATATCAAATATATCCAGACTGCCTTATACGATGTATTCTGCGAAAACAATGAAACCTGCGAACCAATCGTAAACTACGTTAACAATACATTTATCATCACCGACATCTATTCCTGCTAATCGCTATGGGAGCTCTATATATTTTATCTCAGGCCTTACAAGGCAATATTACAATGATACTTGCCTTACTCTTTATGCTATCTCCTGCTATAGTTGCCTTGATAGCTATATTCAAATCTCGCTAACTATGTTACACCTAAGCCCATGCCTATCTAAGGTACTGGGCTTTTTCTTAAGCCTTTCTATGTAGGCCATCATGGGACTTACTAAGGCTTACCATAGGCCTAACTACAGACCTATAGGCCATAGTACTCTATAGACTCCCTGGATGGCCCTGGGCATTGCAGGATTGCCTGCTAGTCACCTAATGGCCTTTATGTATGATAATATACAGATAATATCTCAGGACTGTATGGGGCCTTCTTTTTTCTAAAGGGGTACCTATACCAACCCCTTCCCTATATCCATCAATATACCTATATCTAATGCCCACAACAATGCCCACCTTTCAAACCCCTAAAACCTACTTGCACAAATTTTACACGAAATTATTAAAAATAATTCTTTAAAAATTTCTCGAAAATTTTTCTGAAAATGTTTTGTAGATTCAAAGATATTTTTTATCTTTGTAGTGTTGAAAAAGCAAAGAGATATTTAAAATTTTGATTAACAATTTTTATAGAAAAAATTCTCTGAAAATTTTGCTAATTAAAATATAAATTGTATCTTTGTAATGTAATCAAAAAGCGATATTTGACATATTGAAACAATATAAAATTAATTTATTCCTTTTCTCTTTTTCTTATAAATCATTTAGTTTTATAGAGAAAAGGATATAATAAAATAAACTTAAAAACTAAATGTAATTTTATTATGGAAGAATTAAAAAATGTAGTAGTAGAAAAAGAAGTTGCTAACAACAAAGTAAACAAAGTTGGTGCAAATAAAGCAAAAGCGCAAGCAAAAGCAAATAGCACTATTAAATTATCAGTTGATAGTATTTTTAAAAGTCTTAATGAAAAAACTAACGGACTTTTAAAAACTTCTTTAGGAAAGAAAACAGAAATTTACGTTGAATCCCTGTTTGCAGAATTGAACGAAAAGCAAAAAAAAGCATATCGAAAAAAATTAAGAAATACAACTTTTTCTTTGCTTGATTCGATTTGCAAAGCAAAAGAAGAAAAGAAACAAAATGAATTAAAAACACTTGTTTCAGCTTTCAAAGAGTTTTATAAGCAAGTCTACAAAATAAACGATTTTTCTTTTGCTTCTATTGCAAGCGAAAATACAAAGGACACAAAAAAAGAAGTTCTAACAAAAGGTTTACAAATAGTCAAAAACTTCAAATAACAAATGATATGTTATTAAATATATTTTTGTTTGTTGGTGTAATTTGGGTATCAATTCAAATTATAAGAGACATAAAAGATTTTTTAAAGAACTTATAAACTAAATAAAAAGTAAGGGAAAGCAAATAAAAATGTTTGTCCCTTACTTTTTATTTTTGAATGTTAATTTTAACGTAACCGTTCGCCCCTTTTAGTACCACAACTTTTGAGCCCCTCGTATTAATGGGTACCTCGATTATCCCACAAACCACACAACACACAAAGAAGCCAGAGACCTAACATCCCTGGCATTCATCCTATAAAAGGGTATCTAATATCTTCTTAACCCTATTCTCCTCAATAAGCCTTCTACCATTCCTTATCTCATAGAAGAAAGTATAATACATCTCAATTTCTTCTATCCAAATTCTATCCCCTCCCTCCAATAATGGTTCTATTCTCATCATATCCTCAGGATTAATCCATAACCGATACCAAACCCTATTACCTTCAGAACATCTTAGGATTTTCTTAAGGTCATCATCCCTTATCGCTGTTACCTTTACCATATCCTTTAAACATTTCTTGATTCAACCTAAATCCAGGCCTAGATATAATCATCCTCTGGATATCATGTATCTTCATCGCTATCTCATTTGCCTCCATCGGATGATTGATAGGTAATGCCAAAAACCTATTCCAAATCTCTTCGGTAAGCATAAGGATTTCCTCTTCCTCTTTGGTAAACTTTGCTAAATCTTCCATACTCAATACATTATAGGTTCATCTTCAAAGGTAAGAGGAAGGAGCTCTGGTTCTCCCTCTCTTTTAATTCTCTCTAAATCCTCTAAGGCACACTCTAGTATTTTAATACGGTTATCATTATATTCCTTAGATATAGGAAACCAGAATGCTGTTCCTAGAAGGTATTCATGTCCTTCTAGGTTTTCTAAGGGCATTCTATACCATATCCTACCTTCAATTCTTAATCCTTCTCCTTGCAATTTTATGATGGTAGGGCTATAATAACCAAAGTATACTATCTCGATATTAAACCTTTGTGGGGTGAACCCTGGTTTAATTACCTTTCTCCAAAGAATCCTATCTTGGTCATCCTTATAATTAGAAGCCTCAATCAGGTCAGCACATAATCCTACAGGTGAATTGGGATTTTTTACTCTTTTATTGAATACCTTGTAGAAAGTATTCTTTATCTTTGAGTAGTTGTCTCTTACCAATCCCCCGATTACCTTATTCTCTAAGGAGTTATAATCGATTGCAGTGAACGTAGGCTCTCCCATCTTTCTCGAATTTTCTTTCAAACCATTGGCAGGTAATACACTTTGGACTTCCTACCATTATCTGTACTTCTCCCTTAATTACTGGGCATGGGTTGGTAAGCTTCTTTTGCCTACCTACCTTCTTCGTTGTTATTTCTCTGTTCATAGTTCTTAAAGTATGTGATTAGTAAATATATCGGAAATAGAGGCATGATTAACCAGACTGTTAGGAAAAAGAACCCCACCCTTTTCATTGGGTGTGATGAGGTAATTACTCTAGTAATAAAACATGCAGGTATATAGCATACGGCATATATGATACCCAAGATTATCCAAGTTGTCATTGTTCAAAGTATTTTGTTACGATTTTGGATATCTTCTTATCTAATTCTACGATTAGTTCGCTGAACTCTTTGTCCTTCATATCTTTTATCTTGGCTTCGATAAATTCCAGGTTTCTCTTAATAGAGAAGTAAGCTTTGAAGGCTTGGTAATCCAATTCGGATTTATCCGTTAAAGGTAATACCATAGATGATTTACCATCTAACCTTGTATAGAACCCATCTGGTCCAATAGTTCTTGATACTTTTACTTTATTGCTCAGTACTGCAAATCCACCTTTCTTATCGATAGATTCTACGATTACTTTCTCCATTAAGGTTTTGCCGTCAGAGAAAATGACTTCTTCACCCTCCTTTAGCTTTTTGGTTTCTTTGTTCTTTTTCATATCTTTATTATTAAAATTGTTTATGCAAATATACAAAATTATTCTGATTTAATACAATTATCAATAAGAATTTTTAAATCTGCTGCGGTAAAGGATTTCCGGTTAAGTAAGTCATCTAGTTGTTCTGGAGTTAGGATTATACCATTTGGAGTAAAAAGTTCTCTTAAGTGTGCCGGAATTATTCCCTGGAATCCCCAATTATTATATGAACCAATGTATACTTTATCTTTTACCATTGCAGCAATATATTCCTTAGTTGAGCCCAATGACTCTCTTCTAAAGGTAGCGACTCCTAACCAAATATTATTTAAGTGAATAGAATAATGCTGAAAATAAGGTGTAACCAAGGGAATCATTTCATAATTAGAATCCTCTATCAGAGTTTTATCCGATTCAATAATTCTATGCCAAAAAGCACATTGAAAACAAAGTTGTTTTTCCTTCATTAATTGAGGTACTGTTTTGGCTAAATCGTAATCATCCAAATCTAATGGTGAATTACATAGGTGACATGTGAGTTTCTCTTCCATATTATTATAAATTTTATATAAGATAATAGAACTCCTAACTATCATCCAGATAAGGTATACGCAATACTTTCTTTTCTTTAATGAACTTTAAAATATAACGTTATGGATAAGTTAACTAATGAAATGATTGTGGCTTTAGCCAATGATTTAGGACTAGAGCCAGCTCTTCTCAAAGCAGTACAACTGGTTGAAGCAGCAGGTAGAGATGGATTTTTAGTAGATGGTAGACCTCAAATCCTGTTTGAAGGTCACATTATGTACAAAGAAATCAAAAACAAGTTCGGTTTAGACAAGTCAGTAGCTGCTCAAAAGAGTTATCCTACGATTTGTTTCCCAAAATGGGATAAATCGAAGTACTTAGGAGGAGCAAACGAGTACAAAAGACTCAAAATTGCCAAGAAAATCGATGAAGAATGTGCTTTGAAGTCAGCTTCTTGGGGAATGTTTCAGATTATGGGCTTCAATCACCTCTATTGTGGCTGTAAAGACGTCTTCGAATTCGTGAAAAAGATGCAGGAATCTCATGAAAGTCAGTTAAAACTCATGTATTACTACATGAATAATACCAGTTGCTTGAAAAATCTGAAAGAACATGACTGGGCAGGCTTTGCTCGGAAGTATAATGGTCCTGGTTATGCTGAAAATGCCTATGACCAGAAGTTAAAAAACGCTTACGAAAACTTTAAAAACAAGATATAATGAAGGTAATTTACAACAAATTCATCCCTTTCAAGGGATACAAGGCAATGAACCTATTCGGAATTGTCTTTGTGAGAAAAGGTGCTAAGTTTGACACCTATGATTACAATCATGAGCATATTCATCTCAAACAAATGCAAGAGATGTTGTGGATATTCTACTACTTATGGTATGCAATCGAGTACTTAATCATCATGTTCTTTGCTAAGTGGAACAAACAAAGCGAAAGATACCATGATGTAAGCTTCGAGGAAGAAGCCCATAACAATGACCACGACTTGGAATATATCCGAACTCGTAAACATTATTCCTGGGTTAAGTATGTAAAACTTAGAAGCTACAAAAAATAGGTCTTTTTAATTCGGTATAGGGCTGGTTTAGATATCTTAAATTTTTGACAAAGTCCTCGTATAGTAGTATATCTATGTAATCTTAAACACCTGATTATTCTACGTATTTTACGAGGACTTATCTTATTATAACCTCCATGAAAATAGAATCTACCCTCTTGAATACACTGTTGGGTATTCTCTTTCTGAGTTCCCCACTTAAGATTCTCGGCTCTATTATCAGTACGTATATTATTTAAGTGCATTACTACTGGTAAATTATTAGGATTGGGTATATAAGCCATTGCTACTAATCTTGATACCTTATAATGTTTTCTTAATGATTTATGTTTTAGAGTAACTAAAGGATATCCGTAGGATTCTTTAAACTTTAAAGGAACCCAGGATTTATTTCTGAACACTTGGATAGACTTACCATTACCGAATACTCTAACTTTAAGACCATGTAAAATTATATCTTTATACATATTATAAAATATTTAGTTTATGAACATAAATAGATACACAGTATTAGGTGTATGCGCTGGCCAGGGAGCTTTACTATTCCCTTTCAGAAAACATCTGATTGGGAATATAGAAGTAAGAGGAGTATTCCATACTCCTGGTGAAGAGCAATGGAAAGCTAATTTTGGTGATATACCATTCTACAAAGGATATAACTTACCTCAATTTGAGGAGAGAGTAGATGTTATTATATCATCTCCAGACTGTGGGGCATCATCCATTATGAGGCTTTCAAAGGTAAAAGAATTGGGTAATCCTAAGGATAACAGGAGTTTAAATCTAGTAACTGCTGCAATATTAGAATATAAGCCTAAGATTTTTCTTATTGAAAATCTTCCTCGTTTGCTATCTTTACTTCCTTGTGAATTCTTTGAGGAAACCTTTAAGGACTATAAACTTATTTTTCATGAAAGGTCAGTTTCTGACTATGGGAACTCTCAAGTATCAAGGAAACGTTTAATCGTTATTGGAGTGCATAAGAAAACCGGTAAGAAATACTTGAATGCTTTTGATGAAGTATTCCAAGTAAAAGCTCCAAAACTTACTAGAGATTTACTCTTTGTATCTCCTTACGGGAATAATTATAACATTCCGATAGAAAAGACCCTTGCAATGTATGACTATCGAAAGCTTCCGGAAAAGAAGAATCTGACCGTTGAGAAGATTCAAGTATTATGGAATAGTGCTTTCAAGCAAGAGAAGAAATGGCCCATTAAAACTGCAAAGATGAGTACTCTCCCGGGAGTATATCGATTAGAATTAGATAAACCACCTCTAACTTTAAGACCTGCAGATAGGCAATTTAGACCAGATGGATATCCTCTTGGGATTAATGATTTCAAGGCAATCATGGGATTTCCCAAACAGTTTAAGATTTACATTGACCAAGAGAATTACCTTTACTGGTTAAACAAGGCAAGGTATACAATTGCCAAAGGTTCTGTATATGAAGTTGGGATTTGGTTTAGGAAATGTATCAAAAATGTCTAGGTACACTTTCATGTTAATATATACTAAAGTATATATTAGTCCAAACCGCCTTTTGAAAAATATAGATATATAATATACTACGTATATATATCTATATTTTTATATGCGTATATAGCTATTGTTTGTAGTAGATATTGGATATATGTTTTAGGATATAGAAATTTATCTCACTACGTTCGATAAAAGGTAATCGCTTTGCGATTACCGATAGTTAGTAATAATTTAATTTTTCGCGATGATGAAAACAGATAAAAACAAGTGGAAGAACTTTGTGTTCCTTTTGCTACTAGGATTTACTATTTACCTTTGCTTCAGGAATTACAAACTGAATTCATATATCAGACAACTTCCTGATTCATCGGTCATTGGCATTCCTGATACAATCAAACTGAAAGAGAACTTCAAACCCGTAATTCCATATACACAATTGGTTCAGCCCCAGAGAATTCTTCTCTACGACTTCTATCGAAACAGTAGCAATTCGACTAAACCTCAGGCTTCTGATTCAACAGCGGTTACTTCGAATAGGATTAGTAGAGAAGATTCTCTGGTCCAATTTACCTTGGATAAAAACCAATTGAATCTAAGTTTATTCAACAAGGAAACAAACTCTTATTCAACGAGAATGTTTAACATGGACTTAGATAAGTATAAGTACAATTGGTATGAAGGTCAATTAACTCAAAAAAGAATTAGAAAACTAACTCTAAGTCCATACGTTTATGGTAAATATAGGGTCTTTAATCAAATGTTAGACATAGGGACAGGCCTTTCAATCAAGACTACTAATTTCAATTATAAACTCGGTATAAATGCTTTTCATTATCCGAAGTTCTTTTCGGGAATAAAAGCTGACTTAGAGTTTTCAGTAACATATAACTTTTGATTATGGCAAAGAAGATTAACATAGAAACTAACACATCTGCTCTCACAAGGGAAGAACTAGCAACACTTGCTAAGGTTAGTAATGATGTTTTTTACTTTAGCCTTTTCACTTATGTGATACACCCTATGAGGGGAAAGGTAAGATTTGAACTTTACCCGTATCAAAAATCGGTTCTGTATAACTTCGTAAAAGAACGTTTCAATATTCTGCTTAAGTTCAGGCAGGCAGGTATTACGGAGCTTATATCTATGTACTGCCTATGGTTGGCAATGTATCATCCTAACAAGAAGATTAACATTATCTCAATCAAGGACACAACAGCAAAGAAGGTACTTAAGAAGATTAAGTTCATGTACAAAAACCTGCCATGGTATTTACAGACACCGATTATAAATGGTCGTTCGGGAGAATATGGTTCTGCATCAATGATAGAGTTCGATAATGGCTCATTCATAGAATCTATCCCAACGTCTTCTGAAGCTGGTCGTTCGGAATCTCTATCCTTATTGGTAATTGATGAAGCAGCAGTAGTTAGATGGGCAGCCCAGATTTGGGCAGCCGCTTTCCCTACTCTTTCCACTGGTGGAGCTGCTATCATCAATTCCACTCCTTATGGAGTTGGTAACTTTTACCATTCTACTTGGGTTGATGCTATTGCAGGTGGGAATCCATTTAACCCACTCAGATTGTATTGGCAAATGCACCCAGAACGAGACATTAATTGGTACAATGAAATGTCTTCTGCTTTGGGAACCAAAAGAACTGCACAAGAAATTGATGGTGACTTCTTATCATCTGGAAATACAGTCTTCGACTTAGCTGACATAAAAGCTATCGAAGACTGTATTAGTGATTATCCGGTTATTAAGAAAAGATTCAATGGTCAATATCGGCAATTCTTAGAACCAGCACCAGATAAGGAATATTTCATTGGTGCTGACGTTTCAACTGGTAGGTCTTCTGACTACTCTGCATTTACTTGCATGGATAAACAAGGAGAAGAACAAGCAGTATTCAAAGGTAGACTTTCAGTAGATAAGTATGCAAGGTTACTTGGAGATACCGGGCATTTGTTTAACTTTGCCACTATTGCTCCAGAATCTAATGATGTTGGATTGGCAGTAACTTCTGCTCTTCAAACTGAAGGTTATCCTAAACTGTATTATTATCAGAAAATGCTTAAGAAGAAAGGTAAATCTAGACCTGAGGTAGATAAATCTCCAGGATGGTTAACTACACAAAAGAACCGTTCTGTTATTGTAGAGGGACTTGAACAGGATATTCGAGAAGATAATATCACTGTTAAAGACCCTTTCTTTGTTCAAGAAGCATATACCTTCATATATGATGGTTTAGGTAGGCCAGTTGCAATGGGTAAGCATAGAGCTAATAATTCTACAGTAGATGTAGACCTAGAGGGGGATGTATATGCAGATGACTCTATATTCGGTAAAGCAATCTGTAATCACATAAGAAAAGGAAAAACTAACGTAATAGTACAACCGAAATGAAAAAGCTCAATTTTAATTGGAGTTGGGGTAGAAAGAAAGACCCACCTCCTGAATCAAACAAGGAGCCAAGCAAGCCAAAAGCTGCTGCTATATCTCCTGGTAGAGTATCAGTAGATGAAGATAACTCTTTACTCAGTACTCTGAAAGGGATGACCGTAATGGTAGATCCTTCTTTTCGTGTTGAAGTAATCCCTTTGATTCGTGATTTATATAAGGTAAATCCGGATATGGGCATTGCTTTGCAGGATATGTTTAAGTTGGCAAACACAGGTCATACGGTAACATTCCCAAATAATTCAGATGCCGAAGCAGATAAGATGAGAAAACATCTTACCGAAGCTACAAAGAAATGGTCCAGGTATACTGCTGGTATAGACGGTCTAGTTAATAAGATGATTGTACAATGCCTTGTTAGTGGAGCTATATCTGTTGAAGGAGTTCCAAATGATAGGCTAGAAGGTTTAGATACAGTCTTATTCCTTAGACCAGAGAACATTGTTTTCAAAAGGGAGAACAATGGAGTATATTCTCCTTACCAGAGGAATAAGAATTACTTTGTTAAGCACCAAGATTATATCAAACTAAACCCAGAAACTTATGTGTATGCTGGTATGTTTAATGATACCGATGAACCTTATGGGATTCCTCCTTTTATGGCAGCATTGGATTCATTAAAAGGTCAACATGATATGAAGGTTAACTTCAAACACATAATGGAGATGGTTGGTATGGTAGGATTCTTGGAAGCTAAGATGACTAAACCAGACCAGAATCCTAATGAAAGCTTACAAGCTTACCAGAATCGTCTTGAACGTACACTAAAGGATTTGAAAAGAAATCTTCGTAATGGCATGAAGGACGGAATAGTAACGGGTTATATTGATGACCATGAGTTTAAACTCAATTCAACTACCAAGGAGCTTGGTAATATTGAGAAACCCTGGAACATGAATCAGCAATCAGTTGCAAATGGTTTGGGAGTTAATGGAAACCTTATCGGAGTTAGTTCAACAACGGGAGAGGGAGCAACGGGTATAATGCTGTCTAAATTAATCAGCCAGTTAAAAAATATCCAAATGCTTGTAACTTATGTATTGGATTTTCTTTATTCTCTAGAACTGCGTCTGGCAGGCTTTGATAATAAGGGAATAAAGATATCATGGGGAACTTCAACTATCTCTGATGAAGTTAAGGTTCAACAAGGTCTTCAGTATAAAATCCAAAACCTGGATTTATTATATAAGGCTGGTATCATTAGCCAAGACCAATATGCTTGGGCAATGGGTTATGATTCTCCTGATGAGAATGAACCAAGAGTTTCACTTGAGGACCAATTTGCTAAAGGCGGTAACTTAGACCCTCAAGAAGGAACTAAGAAGAAGCAAAGGCAAGATGATAAAAATCAATCTGCTCGTAGGTCAAGAGATAAAACTAATCCGGCTCCATCTCGTGGAGACCAAAATACAAAAGCAAGATGAGTAAATTTACTAAAAGAAACAAAGAGCATCTTGATTCAATGGTGATTGGCCAGGGTCATACCATTATGGCTGGGTATATCCCAGAAGCAGTTGGAGCCCAGGCTTTCTCAGAGAATTATTACAAATGGAAGACTCCGACACCGGATACCATTGCTCAATTTGGATTTTGGGGAGGAGATATAGATTATAATACCTATTATCCAAACCTTGATAAATCGGAACTTACTCCGAAGGACGAAGAGTTCATAGAACCCATGTTTAGGTTACTTTCTGAAACGATTGTATCCAAGAACTGGAATCCTACTGACTTTGGTCAGAATGGAGTACTTAAGGCTTCCATGAAAATGTTACTCGGGCAAACAGTAAATTGCGACCATGAAACAAATATTGGTAATGCAATTGGAGCTGTATCTCAAGTAATGTGGCAGGAGTCTTATAAGGATGGAAGCTTTACTATACCTGCAGGTATCAACGGTATTTTGAAGATTGATGGTAAAGCTAACCCAAGAATTGCTAGAGGTATTCTTATGGAACCTCCTTCAATTCATAGTAACTCGGTAACAGTACAGTTTAAGTGGGATAAATCACACCCAGGAATGGAAGATGGTGAATTCTATCAAAAACTTGGTACTTATGACTCTAAGGGTGAAATGGTTCGTAGAATAGTTACTGAGGTAGTTCGATATATGGAAACATCCCTGGTATCTCATGGAGCTGATTCATTTGCTCAAAAGATTGGTGAAGATGGTAAAATCATTAATCCAACTTTTGCAAAAAGAACCTGGTCTTCTTATGAGGAATATCGGGATGACAAGTCCAAACAGTACTTCTTTACTGACTACAAAACAGACTTCAACTCATTCCAAGAAAAGGACAATACTCA